GATTGAATGTTGCTAAAAAAGGAAAGACAGTCGTAATGTTTACGCAAGAAATGGAAGCTTACGAAGTCTTTGAAAGAATAATAGCAAATCAATCATATGTGCCAATGGACAACTTAATTGAGAAATTCGAGGATATCGATGAAACCACAAAAGATATTTACTTTAGCAAAATAATAAATAAGTCTAACGAACTTTCAAAGCTACCGATAAAAATGATTGACCGTACAAGACTTACAACAGCAACCATAAGAACAGAATGTCAGCAGTTTGAGAATATAGGACTAATAATTATTGATTACTTACAACTTATGACACCTGTAAAAAGTGAACAAAATAGAAACTTGGAGATTGCACAAATAACAAGAGAATTAAAAATATTAGCATCTGACCTCGGCTGTCCTATCCTTCTACTGTCACAGCTTAATAGAGTTAAAAATGAAACTGATATGCCATCACTGAACGATTTAAGAGATAGCGGAGCCATTGAACAAGACCTTGTTAAGTCAATGATGTTATGGAAAACGGATATTGAAAATAACAAAATTGGCTTAGTTATTAATAAGAACAGGAGAGGAAGTACAGGAGCAGTTGAGTTTAAGTTTGAAGGTAAGTATATGATGTACACCGAACTAGGGTTATATGACATGAAAAAAGCTAAGAAGAATAAAAAAAGTGATTGGAGTGATTTTGATTGAACGAATATCAAAAGAGGTTACACAAAGAAGTAAAAGAGCTTTCGAACGTAAGAAAGTTAAGCTATAAGCGTGCTAAAAAAACTATCAACACTATCAAGAAATATGAAATTTATACACCATGTGAAGATTGCGACTATTGCTATTGCACAAAGAAGAAAAATAAACTTGCATATTGCAGAGATAGATTATAGGGAGGTAGAGGAATGAATGATATTGAAAGAGCAATAGAAATTTTAAAAAATGAAATAAAAACAAGCTTTAGCATTCTTGATGCATTACCTGAAAAAAGCAGAGATAGGGCAACTGATTTAACAAATAAAATAAAGGCATACGGTTTGGCAATAGAAGCACTAAAAAAGCAGAATTCAATTAAGCCATTTCAACATCAAGGGCATTGTGGCAAATGTATATGTGAAAAAATACTAGGTAGTGTGCATATTAATTATTGTCCTGAATGTGGTCAAAAATTAGATTGGTCAGAGGTAGAAAATGAATAGATTAACTAAAGATGACCCTGTTTATTACAAGGTAGAAGTTAATAAATTAATCAAACAAGCTAAACAAAATGGACTAGAAGTCGGCTATGAAATCAATAGCTCTGATAACAAAATTAAGACTGCTAAAGTATTATTTATGAATGATATCGGTGAAATAGCAGCTGCAACTGTATATGAAGAAGCTGAAAAAGCATCGAAAGACAGTTACAAAGAATGTAGCCAAGATAAACAAAAACGTATAAATTGCAATATTGGTGAAGGTGTGAATAATTGGGATTGTTATAGTGATTGTGCGTTTTGGGACGGTGAAGAATGCACTTATAACAAAGATAAATAATGGAGGTGGAAAATGAATAGGTTAACTGAAAAATTCATGGATAAAGTTGTGTTACCAAATATTCCAATGGAAATAAAAAATAAGAAAGATTTAGAAGAATATCACGAAGTAAGAAGGAATATTGAAAATAAAATAATTAAGCTTGCAGCTTATGAAGATACAGGACTAGAGCCAAAGGATGTATTAACAGCAACAGAATTAGTGAATATTGATGTTGCATTAAAAAAAGCAAATTACGCACTTGATGAATTGAAAGAATACAAAGACTTAGAAGAACAGGGCTTATTAATAAAATTGCCTTGTAAGGTTGATAGCGTAGTTTATGCAATAAAAGACGGAGAAATCAAGGTAATTAGATGTGATTATACTGACGGATATGGTTTTGTCGAAGTAAATGGCTATACAGATGATATTGATTGGGAATTACAAAATAGATTTTTCTGACTTCGGGAAAACAGTATTTCTAACACAAGAAGAAGCTGAAAAAGCACTATCAAAGGAGGATAAATGAGTAATTTCATAGCTTTTGTACTAGGCATGACAGCAGGCATGACATTATTCGGAATTTATTTATGGATGGAGGATAAGAATAAGGGTTGAACATAATATATCACTATAAAAACAAAATATTAACGCAAGAAACAGCAGAAAAGGAACGCAAGCAAAGGTATTTTTACAGATTCTTCAAGTTGTATGTAGTTAGGCGGTCAGAGGTTGAGGGAGAAAATCAACATGTTTATTTAGAGAAAATTGGAGGGTAAGGGAATGGAAAGAGCTTTTATAGTATTGAAAGACAGTGAGTATAGCAAAGATTTGGACAAGTATGTTGAGTTGTCAAATGAGCAAAAGAAATTCATAAATAAATATTTTGATGAAAAGGGCATCGAAGCAAAGGCTTATATAATTAGTGGAAATGGTTCAATAAATGAACCGTTCGAAGATTGGAAAAAAGATGATATTAGGCTACGTATTGAAGCTACGGAAAATGACTTAATCAAGTTCGGAAAAATGTTGTGTAAGAAAGGTGATGGATTGAATAGATTTAAGGCAAAGTCTGAAATCGGCAAAGATTTTGCACAAAGATGCGTTGATGAAAAAGTTGTTATAAACTTACATGAACCATGGTTAAGAGATTACTTTAAAAGTTTAGGTTACAGAGGATTTGGATTTCACAGATTCACTAATAATGACAATATGTATTTGAAAATAGACAGCGATTGCGTAAGTTCAACTGATACACCTAAAGGATTTATAGAAGTAAAATTGAGTGAGTTTTATAAGGCATATGAAGAAGTTGAAAAAAATAATACGGAGGATAAATAATTGAACATTAAAATTGACAAGAACTATTCATTAAAAAGTGACCCAAGAAATGTAATCTTGGTTGAAAACAAAACAGTACAAGATGGAAATAACAAAGGCACAGAGTACGAAAGCACGATAGGTTATTATGGAAATATTGAACAAGCTTTAAATGGCTATCTAAACGTTAAGATTAACACAAGCGAAGCAACAAGTATCAAGGAATTGCTAGACGAGATTAAGGGTGTAAAGGAAATAATAAAAGGAATGTTGGAGGTGTAAGAATGAACAAATTTATAGTAACAGGAAATCTAACTAAAGATAGTGAATTGAAATTCGTACCATCAACAGGTATGGCTGTTTGCAAGTTTTCTATTGCGAACAATGAAGGTTATGGAGATAAAAAAACAGTTAATTTTTTTAACTGCACAGCGTTTAAAGCCACAGCAGAAGCTGTTGCAAATTACACGCACAAAGGAAGTAAGGTTTTAATTGAAGGTAAAGTACAGTTAGGCTCTTATGATAAGAAAGACGGAAGCGGAAAAGCCTATACTACCGACATAATTGTAAATTCTATTGAGTTTTTAGACAGCAAAGCAGATAGACAAGCACAGCCACAAGGACAAGAAGGAAGTTTCTTTGATGATGGCGAAGATGTGTTTGAACCTGTAGAGGATGACAGTACATTACCATTTTAAAAAATATAAATAAGAGAAGTCGCTAACACAGGACTTCTCGAAGGAGGAAAAAATATGCTTAGCATGTTATTAATTTTATTAGTAGGTTTTGTATATTTACCAGTGATTGCACTTTACGCAACAGGAGATATAGAAACTATTAGATTTATAATAATTACAATATCAGTAGTTGGATTTACATTTCTTGCTTATAAATTCGATTGGGAGTGATGCGGATGAACAGTGGAAAGAAATTTGAGACCAATTTCAAAAATTCTGTACCTGACAATATATTCTTTTACAGATTCAGAGATGGTACAAGTAGTTGGTCTAAACAAGAGAATACTAGATTTCAAGCAAAAAACATCTGCGATTGCATGATGTATGACGGACAGTATTTGTACTTGCTAGAGTTAAAATCACACAAGGGTGAAAGTCTCCCATTGTCGGCAATTAGAGAAAATCAAGTCAAGGACCTATTATCAGCAAGCAAACACGAAAACGTTATAGCTGGATTGATAGTAAACTTTGCGGACAAAGAACAAGTTTATTTCATGGACATTGGTTTAGCTGAAAAATGGTACAACAACGGTATTAGGAAAAGTATTCCATTGTCAGAGTTTAAAGAAAGTTGTATTGAGATACAAGCTACAAAGCTAAAGACAAATTACAGATATGACATAGATAGATTTATAAAAGATGTTGTTAAGAAATAGGGAGGTAGAGGAATGAGGTTTAAAGTAGGCGATGCGGTAAAGGTTATAGAAAATAAGAATAGGTTTTATTCAAAGGAAATGAAGGAATTAATTGGTGAAATTTGCACAATATTTCGTGTTAAGAAAGATGAGTATAACTTGGTAGAAGATGATAATAAATGGTGTTGGGGCGATGATATGCTAGAGCCAGCAGAAGAAAAACAGCCTGAACAAGTAATCAAAGACCAAGTCCAGCAGATAGCAGAAGAAAACGAAAGACAATGCAAAACCTGTAAACATAAAAGCGAAACACTAACACAAGAGCCATGCCGAAGCTGTGATGAAGATTTGTTGGACAAGTGGGAAGAAAAAGACTGTGATAGTTGTAAATATAGTAATGCTTGCAAATATCCGTTAGGAAAGGCTAATAAGCATTGTTTAAGTTGCTTTGACTATGATGAGTGGAAACCAATAATGAACAAAATGAAAATCATTTTAATATCAGGCAAGGCACAGCACGGAAAAGATTCAGCAGCTAACATAATAAAAAGCAAGCTTGAAAGTCTAGGTAAGAAAGTATTAATTGCACATTATGGCGACCTAGTGAAATACACTTGTAAGACATTCTTTAACTGGAATGGTGAAAAAGACGAGCAAGGCAGAACGCTACTTCAAAGAGTTGGAACGGATGATATAAGAGCAAAATATCCCAACTTTTGGGTTGAATATGTAAAAAGTATACTAGATGTGTTTAACGGAGAATGGGACTATGTTATTATTCCAGACACAAGATTTCTTAATGAAATTGAATTGATGAAGGCAAACTTTGATGATGTAACAGACGTATGCGTTATTAGAACTAACTTTATAAGTTCGCTGACAGAAGAACAAAGAAAGCACAAGTCAGAAATTGCATTGGACGAACATATATTTGACTACTACCTTGTAGCAGAGGACTTAGGAATGCTAGAAAGAAAAGTTGATAACTTCATTAAAGAATTGGAGGTTGACAAATGCCAATAAGACTTATGCAAGTAGGACAAACATATAACATTCAAATTGACGTAGTTGACGAAGATGATGCAACCGCAAGGCTAAAAAAGAAATACATTCCAGCAGAGTTTTTAAAAGAATTTCCTTGCTTTTACTTATTTCAAACGAAAAACTACAAAACGACAATACATAAGCAAGACAGCCGAAGGAAACCGATGTTGATTATGGAGGTGTAAAATGAGTGCCAAAATTATAGAAACTTTAATGCTTGATAAAGAATACTATTTTGTAAACGACATTGTAAAAATTACAGTGTTAGATAAAGAAAAGAATAAAGAAAATATATCTTTAATAGGGAGAATTATTGAATTAAATAAAGATTACGGATTAGTAAAAAACTCTGCTATTGAATTAGATACATCGTTTGAGTTTAATCAAAATTCTGTGGTTATACCCTTGCAGAGAATAGTAAGTATTGAAAAAATAAGATAGGAGGTAAACTCTTGACAAATGAAACCATAAAACAAATGCTTTACAACTACAAGAAGCTTGACAAATGGATATTAGATTGTGAAAAGGAACTAAGTTTTATTAAAGAAAAAATAGATGTCTTGTACAGTGTAGGAATTAGTACATTGTCTAATATGCCCCATGGAACAGGAATTTCAGACAATACATTTAATGCAGTAGACGGAGTAATCGAACTAAAAGAAACCTATAATGAACGGTCAAAGGTTATTGCAAAGGAATTAAAGGAATACTACAAGCAAAAAGAACTTGTTGAGTGGATATATCCGCAGCTTAGACCGTTGCATCAGGAAATTATAGAAAAGCGATATTTTCAGAATATGGCATGGAAAGAAATATATGCAGAATCACAATTAGAAATGCAATCATACCTTGATGCGAATACTAAAATGTATAAAGTTATTAATGGACTACTAAAACAAAAAGCAGAGAATTAAATCTCTGCTTTTTTCTTTGATTCTGCTATATAGTTTTCAATTTGCGAAAATGTATAACCTCTGTTAATGAGATATTTTATAATCATTTCAGTAATAAATGTTGCTGTTGGCTTATCTTCAAATTTTAATTCATCAGTAAAAAGCTTTTTAAGTCCTTTAGGCAAGTCAACCGACAAAGTATCGTAATTAATTTTTCTAAAGTTTTGCCTGTATTTCTTAGCTTGCTCTGTTTCGTCCCATTTTCCCATTGTGTGTCCTCCTGTTTATCTTGCTAATTTACAATATTTATCTATAACTCTATCTGCCATACTCCATACTAAGACATTTACTTCTTTATAACTTTCGGCTCTTGCAACTTGTTCCCATATAGCTCTATCAATTTCGCTCATGCTTTCAAAAGCTTTATCTATATTATTTTGTCTTACTGCTGTAAGTTGACGTTTTTGCCATCTTTTAAGTTGTTCATTTAATTTGATTTGTTCTTGTTCTGTATAAGTCATTCTTTCCTCCTGTTTAGTGGGTTATTCTTAACCGCTTCTTTCAATTGCTTGTTATCAATATGTGTATATATTTGTGTAGTTGCCACGCTTTCATGCCCTAATATCTCCTGTAATGCTCGAATATCTGTGCCGGATTGATACATTAGGGTGGCTGCGGTATGTCTTAGCTTGTGTGGTGAGCCTTTTAAACCAGCTAAAGCTAAATACTTATCTAGCATAGATTCAATGCCTTTTGCTGTCATTCTCATTTTGCGGTTACTTATAAATAATGCCTTATCGTTTAAATCTTTCCTACACGTCATATAATCGTCTATGGCTAACAAAACACTGTCATTAAGGTAAATAGTCCTTTCCTTATTACCCTTGCCGATAACGGTCAATATATCGCCTTGAATATCGTCTGTATTAATATTCACTAATTCGGACAACCTTAAACCACTGTTAAGAAATAATGTCACTATTGCAAAGTCTCTCTTGTTGTCAATCACACTTAAAAGCTTTTCGGCATCTTCTAGTTTATAATAAATCGGCAACCGCTTTTCAATTTTAGGCGTTTCTAATTCTAGTGTCGGATTATACTCAATAACTTTTAACGTTACTTGTAGGTATTTAAAGTAACTTTTAAGGCACGCAATACGTCTTGCCTTACTTTTATTTGAATTACCCCTCTCGTTGCTTAAAAACGATATAAAAGCGTGTAGGTCTGTAATGGTTATTTTCTTTAATTCCTTTATGCTGATTTCTTTTTTCTTAAATCTTGATTTTAAAAAGTCAAAGAAAATATTTAGGTCCTTTTCGTATGCTGTTATTGTGTTGTCGGATTTTCCTTTTATGTCTTTCATGTAATTTAGATAATCGTCAATCATTGTATCGCCCCTTTCAAAATCTTCGTGTAGGCATTTTAACCTTGTTTTAACGTAAGATAATATATCAGCCAAGCAAATGTTTGACTGATATATTACTTTTGTTGAAGAAACCTTAAATTCTTAAATGGTTAATCAGGTGTAAATCATCTTTCATGTTGTCTATTAATGCAACTAAATTATCTCTTAGCTTTTTTACTTTATCTGTATCACTTTTGTCGATTGCATCAATATACTTATCAACCAATTCTTTTAATAATTCTTCTTTGCTCATTTCATGTCCTCCTATGAGTTTAATTTTATAATTTCGGTATGATATTCTTTGTGGTTTAAATTAATATTAATACCTCTTTCCATTCGTTCGGCTGCTCTGAGCGATTCTGTTGATTCTAATTCCTGCACAACCTTACCTTGATTATCTTTTATTACAACTTTAAATTTTTCCATTGATACCGTCCTCCTATGAGTTTAATTTTCGGCTGATAAAGCTTGTATATTGTAATTTTCTATAAAATCCCTTATATATTGCGGATGCTTGCTCATTGGTAAATCTTTCATATCATATCTTGTATTTACTCTTGTTAATAATGAGGCGTGTTTATAGTTGCCATATTTTATATGAATATGGTATTTTTCACACATTACGACATCCCCATTTTTGAAATTATCTGACCCTTTATTTTTTAATTCTTCTCTTGTTAAAATATACATATTGTCTTTGTTAAACATCTATACCCTCCTATGAGTTTTTAAAATCTTCGATAAACCCCTATAAATCAATCTTATTTTCAACTATTGCCGATACTCCTATAAATACCAATAAGAATAAATTCATTGATAAAAAAGTTCCCATAATTCCTCCTTGAATTAAAAGGCGGAATCGGTTATAATAACCTTACCCGCCTGATTGGTGGTTGGTGTAGCATCTCGATTGCTTGCAGGCTTCGTGCTACACCATTTTTATTAGTCCATCATGCACCATTGATGCGTTCTGATTTTGTATTCACTCAATATTTGCATTGCGTCTTCCATTCTTGTTGATTCGTTAAAACTGTCTGTTAATGCCTTCCAAGCTTTTTTCAGTCCTCTTGATGTCTTGTTGTAAAATGCAGGTTCATTGTAGCTATCTTTTAAATCTCTTCCGAATACTTCTTTTTCGCTTTGTAATTCAATAATACAATTGGAATTTTTCAACTTATTATCAGTGATTTCAACTTCTTTGAATCCGAATCTGTTAATAAATGTTTGAAGCTTTTCGACTTGTTTGTCTTGATATTCATTAAAAGCTTTTTCAGTTACGAATCTTGTTGAGCCATTGCCTTTATCAATTTCTGATATCATAAATTCAGATATCATTTTAATTTCTCTTTCTACGTCGATTTCCTTTAATGTATATGCTTGATTACTGCTATTGTAATTAGTAATTTCAAACCATCCTGGGCAATTTGCCATATCGCCACGATAATATATTTTTTGTCCTGTTTGGTATTTGCAAGATGCTTCTTTCTTGACTTCTTGTGTTCTCATATTTGGGAACTGTATTATTTTAGCTGCCATTGTTTCAATCCTCCATTAAATAATTTATTAATTCTTTAATACTTTCTGATTCTTTGACTGTATTTCCGTCTTTGTCTATTAAATAATAGTTGTAATAGTAATCTTTTCTATCTCCCAAGCATTGCTTTTTATAAACATTTAAGTTTTTAGCTTCTGCGAATGCTGTCAAGGCTTTTAATGACCATCGCATGTTTATCCCTCCATGAATTTAATTTTTAATTGATAAACCATTATGTCAATTTCTATGTCTGTAAGCGTTGAGGGCATTTCTGCCCTGTTGGAATCTTACCAACCTTGCAACCTCGGGACTTATTCTGCTCTGAAATTAACACAGTCACAATTTTTTAATGCTATACTATCTGCTATATATTCTTTTGCTACTTCTATTGCTTCTTCTTCACTTTCTGCTGATACTGCTTGCAATGTTCCTGTGTGGTATTTTCCTGCTCCCTTATCATAAATGGTATTCCAACTAACTTTGTATTCTCTCATTTTATACCTCCAATTTTATTGCCTTATCAGGTTGAGCTTTGGGGAATCTCTTCCCCTGCTGAATTTCACAGCCTTGAACCTTGCCCTGTTTAATCGTTTTTATTTATTCTGCCAAATTTCAAGTTTTATAATTATTTTTTCTAATTCATTAGCTTCTTTCTTTGCACCAATCTCAAGTAATTTATAATATTTATGTCTTAATTCGTCTTTTTCGTGGTTTACAGAACTTTTTAATTCTTCAATTTTTTCGTAATTTTGGTTCATTTCTCTACCTCCGATTTATTTGATTAACTACATAATATCACATATCCAAGTATCATGCAAGATAATTTAAGTTAAACAATTGTAACATTTATAAAATCACAACAAATCATTGAAATACTATATAATAATATATTTAACTATTGTTTTAATTAAATCAATGTGTTACAATGTAGCAGTAAAGTTATTTCAATAACTTAACAATTTTACCGGAACTATTAGAGAGCAGTCTTAATAGTTACACCAAAATGCGGTAGGAATTTCGCAATGACTACCCAATATAACATAAAGGAAGCAGTTACCCCTTAGCTGACTTCTTTTTTTAATGTCAAATCAAATGCAGTGGCGGAAAGGGTAACGCATCTAAAGAATACATAGCTTATAGACGTATATTAAAATGGTTGGCTGTGCGGTGAAAGTCCGTAATAGAGTTGACGAACGTGCAAGGTCCAATTCCTTGCCTGCAATTTTAAAAATAAATAATTAGGAGGTGCTTTTAATGGCACAGAAGAAAAAAGCTGTCACTAGCACAGCCGCCAATATAAAACAAAAAACTAAAGGTACAAATATACCACCCACAGATGAAACGTGCGTTAAAACTCAATCTGTGACCTCTGATAATGATATAAATGATAAAAACTTAGAAGTTAAGCCTGGCGGAATCAAAAAAGACGGTCAACCATGGATTCCTGGTCGTAAAGCTGTCGAAGAAAAATTAACTCCTGATTTCTTGGCCCGTTTAACTGCTTATGCATCACAATCTATTTCAAATTTAAAGATAGCTGAAATGATAGGTATATCGTCAGCATCATTTTATAAATTAATGGGCGAAAGTCCTGATTTTAAACTTGCTTACGAAAAAGGCATAGATTACCGAAAATATGAACTAGAAAAAGCACTTATTAAAAGAGCAGAAGGCTACACAGCAGAAGAAAAGCAAACAGTTATTACAGATGACCCTGAAAAGGGAAGAATAGTTAAAAACACTGTTACTCAAAAAAACTATGTTCCAGATACTACTGCTTTAATATTTAGCTTGAAAAACCTTTATGGCGATAAATATAAAGATAGAGTTGAATCGGTTAATACTGTAAACATAAATGTGCAACAAATTCAGAACATTCCCGATGAAGAACTGTTGAAATATGCGAATATGGATTTAATTGAGGATGCCGACTATCAGATAGAATAATTTTTTTAAACCCCTTTTAGTGGGAGGAAACATGATTAATTAAAGAAAAGCTACACGCATTTATAAAAAGGATATTATTCTCAAATATGAGAAATACAATTATCAAAATGATAAATGGCTGAAAATACACGTTTTCTTAATCAATAAATTATATGAAATAATAACTATTATTACGCATATGGCTAATTTTCAATACTTTCACAACAGCAAATTGCCTATTTCCGAAAATCCCCTTTTTAACCACAGAGAAAATACCTCCTGCTCTGTATGTTAATGAGGGGATATATACTGCAAAGCTGATAGGGTATGCTGATGCCTGATGTATTGGAAAGCACAGGACCACCCTTCCCCTTTTTACCGGGGAGTGGGTTGGAGAAATAGGTAATCATAGTTAGCCCCTCCAAGACACACAAAATCACCTAGCAATAACACCCTTAAAGATAAGCATAAATTAACAAGCTTAAAGGGTAGGGGGGTGTAAATAAAGACACTCAAAAATATAATTTTTATTTTTTTAGAAGTAATTAAAACCGTCCGAATTTGCTAAGGCAATTCGTACAATAAGATTAATAAGGTACGGATTGAATGTTTCACGGTTAGTTATTGTTCAAATTATAATAGTTTCACGGTTATTTTTTTGGAATCAAATTATCCCAATAAATTATATTTAACAAAGTAGGTGATGTGCTTTGCAATTAGGAGAAAATGAATTCTTACTGTTTAACCCTGATACAGGGGAGATAAAAGGAATATTTGATAGCGAAACACAGACTATTAGAAGCAAGGCACAAGTTGAATATTACAATAAACATAAATTTGAGATAAATGCGGACAAGGTGTATGACTTTGGACAGAGTGGTAAATTTAATATGTTTAGTACATTTTCAATAGAGCAATTAGCAAATGAAGGACTAACAGGCACAGATTATAGAGTATTACTCTTAATGATGTCTGGGGTAGGATACAAAACAGGCTATATATCAATGGGTAATAATCATTCTATGACACCTGAATGGATGGCTAAGAAACTAGATATTGATAAAAAGACAGTAGATAGAATTTTAAAGAAGTTAATTGATAAAGGAATTATAGCAATAAACATAACAGAAAAAAAGAAATCATACTTTATGAATCCATACATCCAATATAAAGGCAGATGGATAAGTAAAGACTTATATTGTATGTTTAAAGATACAAAGTGGGCGAAGCAAGCAGCAGAAGAACGAGAGAAAGAACTAAAAAGGCGAGAAGCTATGGAAATTAGTAAAGAGAAAAGAAAGTATTTAGGAGTTGATTAAATGGACATTGTAGTTACTATACCAAAATCAGAATACAAGAATGACGATAAAGAAACATTTGACATAATAAACAATGACTTTACAGCATTTTGGACATTCAAACGTGCATTTCCTAAAAAACTATATAAAGGCGATAAAGTATATTTTGTAAAACATAACAAAATAGATAGTTCAATGGTAGTAACAGAAGTTTGCAGTGAATATCAACAAATATGTGCTACGACAAATAGAACGTGGCAAGGTCATATTATCATGTTAGACGATTTGAATGATGAAAGAGATTTGAATATTGAAGTTAAAGGCTTTCAAGGCTTTAGATATAAATGGTGGTGATTCCATGTGAAAAAGATAACTATATACAGTAAATGGGATGTAGACAAGCTAGAATGTGTTTGCTTGCTGTCAAATCCCCTATGCGATAGATATAAACAATGTGAAGAATTAGACCTTGTTCTTAACGTGTACGGAGATATAGAAGAATGTATGCGAAACAGGAAGTATAAAAAAGAACATGGTGTAGTAAAGCAAATTGGAAAGTAAAGTGGTGATTAGATGAAGGAATATAAAAATGGTGATTTTACTAACTATTATGATACTTCTATTTTGCCAAGTGGACAAACTATAAGAATTGAATTTCAAGAAGAATGGGGCAAATCGAAAAATTTTTACAATATATATTTGGTTACTTCACATAAAAGAAGGCAAGCTGATTCAACTTATGGAATTGCAACAGGTAAAGATGGTTTTAAGGGTTTATTATGGGTTAAAAATAAAATAATTGAATTTGAAAAATTCATAAAAGAAAAATATCCTGATATTCACGTAATAATTTATTGTGATTGGACTGATAACAGAAGAAGAAAGATATATGAACGTGGTTTATCTAATATTGGATATAAATACAATTTTTTATTCAATAAAAAAGTTTTAAGCAAAACAATATAAAAGTTGGTGATTGAATGAGTAGTATTCCAATAGAAGTTAAGAAGAAATGCATTGAAATGTCAAAGAATGGTATGACAGCAAGAGAAGTTTACACCGAATATTACAGTAAAACATATGATACAAGCTTTGACGGATTCAGAGGAATGTTGAAGAAGTGGAAAAGAAAATCATATGCAGATGATGCGATACTAGAAGTTGGAAACCTTGATTATAAATTTACACCATATGCGACAACAGTACAAGTCAACAAAGACGGTGAAATCACTCAAAGTTGGATAAAGTCAAAGACTAGCGATAACATTTATCTTGAATTAATTGAAAACATTAATAATTTGAAACCATTTGAACCTATTACTAAACGTGAAAAACAATCAGTAGATAGAATGTTAGAAATACCCTTTGATGATATGCATTTTGGTGTAGCTACTTTTGATGATTACGAAGATACTTTGCAAGATACACTTGAAATAATGGAATCACATCAATATAAAGAAATTAATGTAATTATAGGTGCTGATTTATTACATACAGAAGATTTAAAAGGTCATACGTCTAATGGCACATATATAGGCGAGATTGATGTTCCTAAAGCATATAACGATACATTAAGATTTTACTTTGCTTTAATGGAAAAAGCATTAAATTGTAGCGAAAGAGTTAAAGTCACATATTCAATAGGAAATCATTCAGAGACATTAAGCTGGACAATAGTACAAGTTCTAAAGGTTAAGTTTCCACAAGCTGAATATGACGATTCTATTGATGAATTAAGAAAAGTTATTATATATGGCAATATATTTATCGGTTTAACTCATGGCGATACTATTAAGAGTAATCTAAGAGATGTAAAAGACTTGTTTATTGAAGAAAATACAATGGCATACGCTAAAGCTAAGATAAAAGAAATTCATGTATCGCACTTGCATTTACTGAAAGAAACAGGAGATATGAACGGTTGTGTAGTAAGAAGATTATCAACTAAAGTTCCTGCTGATAAATGGAGTAAGAAACATGGTTATACAACAGGAGTTAAAAGATTTATGTTGTTTGAATACAGTTCAGACAAACTGTTATCAATACATTATGTTTAAATACAATGGCAGTTCATTTGCAAGAACGTAAGTCCAAACCCTACCAAGCCACTTAACAATGCGTAACAAGGTAGGTCTGATGCTAGAGCAATCTAGCATATTTTGCCGATATAGTTCAATGGTAGAACAACTGTCCTGTAAATAGTAAGCGTGGGTTCAATTCCCTCTTTCGGCTTTTTCGTTAAAAGGAAGTGATACATTGTCAGATAAAGAAAAATCAATACTTGAACAAATGCCTTTATGGCAAAGAAAAATTATTAGCACTAGAGAAATGGAACGTAGGAAAATTGTTAGAGATATTACATATTTCTTTGAAAACTACATGTTCATTGAAAATAAAGATGGAAAAACACCAGAAGAACGTTCAGTGCTATTTAAAATGTTTCCTGAACAGAAAAGAGTATTGGAAGAAATAGAAAGTAAATCAAAAAACGTAATAATAAAAGCTAGACAATTAGGGTTAACATGGTTAGCAGTAGGATATGGAACGCATGGTTGCATAAGAACTCAACAATATACAGTAGCAATATTATCACAGACAGAAGAGTATATGTTTGCAGCAATAGACAGGGTAGAATATGTACTTATGCGACTTCCAAAGTGGTTAATGCAAGAGTATAAAAAGGAAACAGCAGAACACAATAGCACGTATTTGTATGAAAAAAAATCAGACGAAGTTATTATATATCATCCAACGGGAGTAGACGGAGTAAGGGTTACAAGTAAAATTAATGGTTATGTATCAACAGAGCGTTCAGGTCGTTCTATAACAGCCGATTTAATAATACTAGATGAATGGGCATTCCATGATAATGCTGAATTGGTATTCGCAGGAATTGGACCTACAATCAATAGACCTGACAGTGGTAAGCTAATAGGAATAAGCACTAATAAAAGGGGTTCGTTTTTTGAAGAAATTGTACTAGATTGTATTGAAAATAATGCTGAAATGGGCTTTAATTTACTATTTTTATCAGTTTTTGCAGACCCTAGAAGAACACAAGAATGGTACGAACAAACTAAGAAAACATTCAAAAACACATGGCGACAAGAGTACCCAGAGAAAATAGAAGATGCTTTATCGGCAGGCGATTTGACAGCTTTTCCAGAGTTTTCAAGAGAAATACACGTTTGTGAACCATTTGAGATACCTAAACATTGGGTTAGGTGGGCTAGTTGCGATAATGGAATGGGCGGAACAAGAGACCCATTTTGTTGGCTTAAAGCAGCAATATCCGAAGATGGAACAACATACGTTTATTATGAATATTCAACAGAAAAAGGCAAAGGTGATTCAACATATTATTCAGACCAAGCAGTTAAATTTATGGATGATTGCAAAATAGATATAACAGACGAAGTAAGACAAGAAATAGAAAGTTATCATTTAGGATTTGAAACTGATGAAGTTGAGCAATACGCATTTGAAAAACTTCAATATGTAGTTTTTGGACTAGATGCATTTAATAAAGATGTAGCCAAAGGAACAGGAAAAAGCCTTATGGATATATATAAAAATGCAGGCTTTTCATATCCGGCAGTTAAAGCAGTTACGGAACGAAAGCTAGGCAAAGACACTATACATGAATATTTAAAACCGTTTGATGATTTGATAACAGGTAAGAAAACAGCTAAGTTGCAAATATTTAATTCGTGCAAATATTTGATAAGTCATTTACCTAAGTTGGTAGTTGATGAAAACAATCCAAATGTAATAGCTGGAAATTCAGCTATTGACAATACGGCAGATGCCTTAAAATATTTATTGATTGGTAGTCCAAGAAACGGCACTCAAAAAATTGAAATGGAAGAAACAAATGTTGCAAAATTTAAAAAATCTAAAATTAAAAAATTACATGGTAGAAAACAGAAAGGAGTAATAAATTAATGAACTTAGGAATACACAAAGCACTAAACAAACGCAGATGCGGAATACACTACACCTGCAAAAATGTAGCAGAACACTATATAGGGGATAAAGATAAACCACAAGACCCACATAATTATTATTTATGTGATGAACATTTAGAATTGCTATATCAAGAACTAAGCAAGCGATACTCTGACGGTCTTAAACGTTCCCTAGACGAACAAAACAACGTAGGTAATATAAAAGGTCAATCAGCCATAAAAGATTATCTAACAGCCTTGTACGACAACAACGGAGTAATCTCAAAAGCAAAAATGGTTGAGATATGCCAAAAGCATGGAATAGACTTGCCAGAAGAAACACCGAACATGAAAACATTAATGGAAATGCTGTTTATGGACGAATTAAAAAGCTAGGAGGAATTTATGTTAATACCAGAAAAAGTAAGGATAGGAAGTTGCGACTATGAAGTAATATTGACAGATAAACCAATACTTAGAGAAGGTCAACAATGTTATGGACATATTGATTTAGAGCATCGTGAAATTGAAATAGACAACACATTACAAGACATTCAAGGGCAAGAAATTACCTTGTTGCATGAAATAGCACACGGAATAATATACGAAAGAGATTTGAAATTGCAAGACGAAGAATTTATTGTTCATGAACTTGCAAAGGCACTTCATCAGATAATCAGAGATAACCCAATAATGTTTTTAAATGAAGATGATATTGAATTTGTAGAGGAGGAAACACAATGATAGTAAATTATGATAATGCAACAATAGAAATTAAATTTAGACAGCCTATGGAAGTTGTTAAAATTGAGAATGTAATGAATATATCAACAGAAAACGGATATATGGTAATTACAACTCGCAACAACAAGAAATATATTTATAGTGAAATGTATGTAATGTCTATTGAACAACTAGATGAAGTAAACTGGAAAGAAATGATGAAAGTAGAATTGACTAGGCGAGAGATGTTAAGGGCAAAACTTAATGAGATAATCAAAAAAATGAACGGTAATCAATTATATGAGTTAGAAAAGTATGTTAATGAGGTGAAAGTAGAATGTTCAAACCACTAAATAACATGGTAATCATAAAAAAACTAGAAGAAGAAGTAAAAAGTAAGTCAGGAATTATACTATCAGCAAGCACAGAGGACAGAGAACGGAACGATTTAGGCGAAGTTGTTGCAGTATCAAATGACATTACTGAATTAAATATCGGCGACAAGGTTATTTATTCAAAGTACGCAGGAAGTACGCTAAAGCAAGGCGGAGAAGATTACTTGATAATAAACATAGATGATATTTTGGCAGTTAAGGAAGAATAATTTGAACGATTTCGAAGAAAAATTAGCTGAATATGCACATAATCAGTGGAGCGGTTGGATGGAATACTTATTTAATAAGTCTACCAAAAATGACGATGGAACAGTTACTATTCCTAAATGGGCGGTAGATAGATGGGAAAGACAAATAAATACGGACTATGAACATCTAAACGAAGAAGAAAAAGAATCAGACAGAAAAGAAGCACAAGGAATGATTAAGATAATGAACAACTAAACACTTTAATAGTGTTTTTTTATTACTCATTTTAGGAGTGATTACATGGATAAATGTTGTTACTGTGATACCGAATACAAGATTATTCATAACAACAGAGATTACACTTTAGTAAATCTTAAAGGAAATTATGAAAATCATGGTCATTTTTGTAAAGAAAGTAGCTGTCATTTACTGATAAGACTTATGCGAAAACAAATAGTGCCGAAATCAAGGTATTTACAGAACGCAGTATTAAGGATAAGCACAGACGAAAAGTATAAGCAGAAAGTATTGAATAAACAAGAGAAATTGAAAAACAAGCAACAATATATGAATGTTAATAATGGATTCAGGTGAGGTGATTAAATGGAATTATACGGTTCAGATTTAAAAAATATAAGCATGACTAGAGGTGACAGCGAGAGTTTAACTGTAAAAGGCTTATCTTTAGTCAATGGCGATGCTATATACATGACTGTACGAACAAACGTAAATACAGCAAGAAAAGAATTATTCAAGGAAATAACTGAATTTGTAAACGGTGAAGCAGTAATTGGAATAACACCAGAAGATACTAACAATTTAAGATTTTCAACATATGTGTACGACATTCAATTAACTAGAGCAGACGGAACAGTAACCACAATCATAAAACCTCATGAGTTTAAAGTGGAAGGAGAGGTTACTTATGATTAATATCGAATGTGTTATTGGTGCTGATGGTGTTATTAATGCTTCAATAAGTAAAGACTTAGTTATCAATGTTGATGTAATAAGTTCTGGTCCACAAGGTAAGACAGGTCCGAAAGGTGACAGAGGAATAACAGGGCTAACAGGACCATTAGGACCGCAAGGAATTCAAGGGAATCAAGGTTCACAGGGTGAACAGGGAATACAAGGCATACAAGGTGAAACAGGTATACAGGGTATTCAAGGCATTCAAGGACTTAAAGGCGATAAAGGTGACAGAGGAACCGACGGAGTAATAACAGAAATAAGCGGTCAATATGCTTTTCAAATAATAGACGGTGATTTATATGTTTTATATCCTGATGATGCGACAGCACCTGATTATAGTATAAATGAAGACGGATATTTAGTATTAGCATTGTAAAGGAGTGATGAAATTGGCACAAATAATTTTAGGTAAAGTAGTGGGCGAACAAGGACCACAGGGAATACAAGGACCGCAAGGCGAACAAGGACCACAAGGGGAACAAGGCATACAAGGAGAGCAAGGCATTCAAGGAATACAGGGTATTCATGGTGAACAAGGACCGCAAGGACCACAAGGCGAGCCTTCAAGTGTAAATAATATAGATGCAGTAGACGGAAATATAACTTTAAATTCTGAAGATGTACCGTATGACAAAACAGAAAGCGAAATGACTGCCACAAATGTTAAAGATGCTATTGATGAACTTAAGGAATTAAACAATACTTTAAATGCACAACTATTTAAAACTGCTTATGTTATTAACGTTTTAAATGAAGGCGCAAATGGGGATGACTTTACTGACGATACCATCCCGATAAATGCTGCTATCTCTAAAGCTGTTACATATAAAGCCGAAGGGCATAAGGTGACACTATATTTTCCACCATCAAAAGGGTATAAAACGACTAGCACTATCACAGTTGAAACAGGTATTAATGTAATAATGGACGCTCCAATAATTTATTATGGTACAGCCAACGAACCAGCACTGATTATTGGTGAAACTGGCACAGCAAATTTAATTGTAAAATTAAAACTTGATGTAAAAAGAAACACAAAATCAGATTGGACGTCAGAGGATTGCATTGGTATACGGTTAATAAACTGTAATACATGCAAAATAGAAATTGTTGAAGCACTGTACTTTACGAAAGGTATTGAATGCATAGGTTCTTCGGGAGGATTTGCTTATAACGAAATATATCCTCGGTTATTAATTGGCAATAAATATAATCTCGACCTTACTAACGAGAATTCTGGAAGTGGAGTAGGTTGGTGTAACGAAAACAATTTTTTTGGTGGTCGTTATGGAACGGAAAGCGGTTTAAATGTTGGTGTGTCTCGCTATGGTGTACGCATCACTTCTAAAGATGGCACATATAAAGGAAATAACAATAATGTATTCCATAAACCTAGTTTTGAGATGGGAGCCTCAGTTTCAAACCCTAATGAATCTATTCCAGTTTTAATCGAACATGGTAATCAAAATAAATTTTATGATTTTAGAAACGAAGGCAACTCTCAAATAGTTGCAAGAATTAGTAATGATTCAACTGAAAATGTATTATCTGCTGGGTATGGGTTGAATAATGTGGAAGATTTAAGTAATTACCCAACCACAAGGGCAATTTCAACCAGAGAAGAGTATAAAGATGGGGCAAATAATTGCATATTTATATCAGGTTCTTTGCACAAAAAAGCTTGTTTTTCAAATGGAGCAACCTCTGTAAATATTCCCAATGTACACATAGCATCTTCATCAGCGGCTTTGGCATATAGTTCTCTTACAAATATAACCCTAAACGCAGACTATCTTGAATTACCTTCAACTAGAGGAGTAGGTATATTTGTAAAAACACAGCGTTGTAAGCGTTTTGTCATACGCAAAGATGTTGAGTTAAGTAACGGTGGACGTATTGCAATACGATGTTATGACTCCGCCGGAAATGTATTAACTAATGCGGGAAGTGGACATCCTTATATCAAGGGGGCAACAGGTCAAACTTTTAATTACACTACAAGTTTTGGCGGTGTTTATTCTACCATTGGAGACAGCGAAATAGATACATATTTCGTAGTTGGTAACGATGTGGATAGTATAGCGATAGAATTAATAGGAGGTACACAACCACTTAGAATTAGAAGTTTTTCTATATTTGCGATAGATACAAAAAGTGCTGCTACATGGGTGGGATATGAGGAAATAATAGCAGGGGTTAATACAGGAACAGCTGCACCGACAGCAGGCACATGGGGAGTAGGAAGGCGGGTTATTAATTCAAGCCCTACGGTTGGGCAACCTAAAGCATGGATATGTACCGTGGCAGGAACACCTGGAACGTGGGTTAGCGAAGGTAATTTATAGCATATAAGAAAAATAATAATGAATTAAGTTTAGGTAATAAAAGAATAATCGGGGAGTCTAGCACTTCCCTTTTTAACGCTTAAAAATAAAAGGAGGAATAATTTGAACGATTATATTTTCATAATTGCGATGTTGTTTGTAATTTACGCTTTAACAGTAATAAGCTTAACATCATCAATGAATAAAAAAGACAAGCAACACGCAGAAGAGAGAAAACAATGGACAGAAGAGAGACAAGATTTGCTTAACAGATTAATGGCAAAGAATACAACAGAATACATTCAGATTAAAAAACAAGACAAGCCGACAGTGATAACAGACGGTGAAATTCTTGGTGACGATTACTATAACGGAATACTTAACTAAGAGAGTGAATAACTCTCTTTTATTTTGTAAAGAAAGGCGGTGATAATTAATGCAATACAGCCAAATGTTTAATGATGTTTATTCCAAAGTAACTACTCCGACAGGCTTTGCAGAAGGTTTAGCTTTTAAACACTATAACGAAAGAAAAGAACAAAGAAAATTCAAGCGTAAACTAATAAATGACAATGAAAAGATAGCATATATCAAACAAGAATACGAAAGACGAAGATTAGAACGTTTGTATTTTGAGTTGAAATGGCAGCTTAATATGGCATTTATCGAAGGCGAACAGTATCAATATATCTCTAATGTTACTAACGACCTAGTTGAATTTCCTAAGTTGCTAAAAGCACAGGAAAGAGAAGCATATAACCATATATTGCCGATATGGACTACAAGACTTGCTAAGTTATCAAGACTTAATTTAGTCTTTAAAGCAAGACCAGCAACCAACGATACTGATGACGTGCATAATGCTTATATCACTACAAGGCTATTAGAGAATTGGAATACAAACAATGAGTTAAACGAAGCACAGAATAACGCTAATGCATGGATGGAAACAACAGGCACAGCAATATGGAAAACAATATGGAATCCTAGTAAGGGTAAAAAGCTAGGAATGTCACAAGACGGTACATATATCAAAGAAGGTGACGTTGAAAATGTTATATGTTCACCATTCGAGATATTCCCTGATTCAAGCTATAACAGTGATGTTAAGTTCTGCAAGAACATTATTCATGCTAGAGCAGTAGACATTGATTACGTTTATGACAATTTTGATGTTGATTTACCGGGAGAAAAGCTTAATGTATTTGCTAGTGGAATGAACCTAATGCATAACATGAGTAATCAACTTAAAGGTAATGACACTAAGAAAAAAGATGATGTTATTTTACTGTATGAGTTTTACGAAGTACCGACAAAGGACTATCCTAACGGAAGATTGATTATTTGCTGTGACAATTACGATAAGCTGTTATACGAAGGTGAATTGCCATATATAAACGCAGAATACAACAACAGGGAATTACCTTTCAGACTTCAACGTTCAATTATTCGACCTGGATATTTTTGGGGAAAGACAGTAATTGACAGCTTGATACCTGTTCAGCGTAGATATAACGCAATTAAAAATCGTATGACAGAGTATTTAAAGACCGTTGCAGTAGGTATAACAGTAGTTGACGAAGCAACAGCAGAGAAAAACAACCTTGAAACCGAAGAAATTGCACCTGGTGACATGATTATATATAACCCAAGTGAAGGAACGCAAGTTCCAACATTCATGCAGACACCACCATTGCCGAATGAGTTCTTTAACCAAGAGAACGCAGATATGGCTAACTTTACTAAAATGAGTGGTACAAGTGAAATATCAAGGGATAGTTCAGCACCAAGCGGAATTGAAAGCGGTAAAGCACTTACCATACTAAACGAGCAAGACGAAACAAGACTATCATTAACAGCAAGGCAAATACAAGATTGTATGTTAGCAGTAGCAAAACAGACCATGTATTTGTACAAGCAATTTGCTAGCAATGAAAGAGTTTTGAGAATAGTTGGTAAAGGTGATGCAGTAAAAACAGAAAGTTGGGATAAGAACACTCTAACAGCAGAGGACATTATCATTGAAGGTGTTGCAAGAATAGGCGAAACCTTAACACAAAAACGTAACATGATAATTGAATTATTAGGATTGGGATTGTTTAGAGATTCTAACGGAATGATAGACGATTCAGCTATTCTTGAAAAATTAGAGTTTGGCGATACAGACGTAGGACTTGACAACAAGAGATTAGAGAAAATCAAGTCTAACGAACAGAATATCAAAATGAGTACAGGACAGCCACAAAGAGTTGATTTCTTTGAGTTGCACCCAGTAGCAGTAGATACACATACAGAATATATGTTATCGGCTGAATATGAACAATTGCCAGACGAAATTAAAATGATATTCCAACAACATTTAGTAGAACATTTAAATTTTATTCAACAGCAAGCAATGCAACAGCAAGCACAACAAATGCAAGCACAACAGCCAAAAGGCAGAAAACAAGTAGATATAAACGAAGGGAGTAATATTTAGTGAAATATAGAAAAAAACCAGTAGTAATCGAAGCAGTACAATGGAACGGCAATGACCATAGAGAAATGTATAATTTTCTTACTGGTGACGTAGATGGATACATACAACCAAGTGGTAGCAATTTCTACATTGACCATAATAAAGTTAAAGGTGGGTTAATTATAAAAACTTTAGAAGGTGAGCATATAGCAAGCATAGGAGATTACATTATAAAAGGTGTAAACGGAGAGTTTTATCCATGTAAGCCTGACATATTCGAGAAAACATATGAAATAGCGGAAGGAGAGTAATATATAATGAGTAAATTTTTACAAGGACTAAAATTGCAGTTGTTTGCAGACGGTGGAGGAGAGCCAACACCTCAACCAACACCAACACCACAACCGCAAGCACAGCCAATACAACAGCAACCACAGGTTGATATAAATGAATTAGTATCTAATATATCGAATAGGATAAATGATACGTTAAATCAAAGATTATCACCTATTGAACAAAGAATGAATCAGCCGACAGCAGAACAGCTAGAAGCACAGAATGAACAAATAAGACAACAGTTTGAAAGCAATCCTTTAGAGTTTGTTAAGAGTATTCAGCAACAAGCCAAGGAACAGGCTTTAAACGAATTTAAAACACAGTATGACCCTATGATTAAGCAAACACAGATGTTAAACAGTAAACTAACATGGCAAGACCAGATAAGGCAGTTTACATCGTCTAACCCAGAAGCTGCGAAGAGTATGCCACAGATTACAGAAACACTAAGAAACAATCCTGAATTATTAGGAACAAAAGACCCTTTAGGAAATGCTTATAAATTAGCAATAGCAAATAACCTAATGGGAAACGGTGATGTTGTACAAGGTGTTTTAGGTAATGAGGAATACAGACAACAGATAATGCAAAACCCAGAATTAAAGCAAGCAATAATTAATGAGTATCAGCAAGGTTTAAATAGCGGTCAGCAAGGTTTACCGCCAATAATGGGTAACACACAAGGCGGAAGTATTCCTGCAAGTGGCGGAGAGTTACCAAAGAATTTAAAAGAAGCTAGAATGGCAGCAATGCGAAGATTTCAACAACAACAATAAGTCATAGTTATCAACACCTAAAGGGTGTTTTTTTATTGTCTTTTGTTAATAGACAATGTAAACAGAACAGGCTTAACTCACCAACGAGTAAACTAAAAAAATTATAAAACATAAAGGAGAAAAAGAACATGGCAGTAACATTAGCATACTTAAACGAGGTTTTACAGAAAGATTATTTACCGGGATTTAAAGCACAACTTAACGAGGAGTTATCATATTTCTACAAACTAATGGAAAAGAACACTGACCCTGCATTGGGAGCAGATTCAACTTTCTTAGTAACTTTTGGTAGAAATGGCGGAATTGGTAACAGAGCAGAGGATGGAAACGTGCCTGATGCTAAGTCAGCAGGAAGAAAGCAAATCAGCGTATCACCTAAAAACTTTTACGCTAGAATTGCACTTTCTGACAGATTAATAAAATCAGGCAAGACAGGTGCAGCATTTGTAAACGCACTTGACCTTGAAATGGAAGAATGCTTTAGAGATTCTAAAGATTCTTTGAACAGACAGTTGTTTGGTGATGGTACAGGAACATTGACAACAGTTAAAACAGCAGTTGCAGTTGCTGACGATGAAGTTGTTGTAAACAATGCTAAATTCCTATATCCGAACATGGTAGTTGACGTTATCGCAATAGCTGACGGTACAGTAACAAAATCAGGCTTAGTTATTAAGAACGTTGACAAAACAACAGGAACAGTTACTTTCACAGCTACTACAACAGCAGCAGAAGGCGACAGAATTGTTACAAGTGGTTCTTACAACCTAGAAATTACAGGTTTGAAGAAGATAATGACAGTTGACAACACTATTTACGGTGTTGACAGAAGTGCTAATAAATGGTTTAACCCTGGAACATTAACAGCATCTTCAACAGTATTACTTGATGATGACTTAATGGAAAAGGCTATTCAGACCGTTGACCTTGAAAGTGGAAAACAACCTGAAATTATCCTAGCTGGATATTTAGCACAAAGAGTATTAAAGAACTATCTTGCACAGTACCAAAGATACACAACTATTGATACAAGATACGATGCTGGACATTCAACAATGTCTTATGACGGTATTCCGGTTGAAAGAGATAAATACCAAGATGACGATGTTATGGACTTCTTGAACATTCAAGACACATTCACAATGTTGTCAATCGGTGAGTTATTCGATTGGATGGACTTAGACGGTGCAGTATTAAAGGCAGTAAGCGGAAAAGCACAGTATGAAGCTATTTTAACATCATACGCAGAAGTAATGTGTAAACAACCTAACGCTAACGTTAGAATTAGCGGAATAGAAGCATAGTAGGAGAGGACTAAATGAGGAAAGAATTATTAATCAGTCGCTTTCAAAAGTTAGGATATAAACTCATAACGAGCGATTCTTACAATATTGCTAAACGAATTGAAAAGTATGATAGTGATTTGGTTCTTTTCTTCAATCCTGCAAGAAAAAGGTATGAGATTCATTCTTGTACCTTTTTTCCTTCTAGTAGACCTACATACGTTTGTGGAAGTCCTTATTTAGATGCTGAACTTATACTTTACATGAAGAGAGCAGACAACAGGACAGAGTTTGGCTTTAGGGAAAAAATGGACTTGCTGGATAGAGAAGAACGACAAAGAGAGATAGAGAAGAGCAAGAAAGAACAGGACATACGAGATAATGTAATTTCTAGTATAAAGAAAGAAGATAAAGGAGTACGACACTTCTATATGGGAGGTTAAATGTATGACCGTACAAGAAATTTATGATTACGCTTTACTATTAAGCGGTTTTGATGAAATACCAACCGATTATGTTTACTTATATATCAATGAATGTATGAACGACTTAGCTGAAAGATTTGATTCAGCAGGGAAAAAAGAAACAACTTATCTATACGGTATAGATGAAGATTGGACGGACCTACCAAGTGGGTGTTTAGCAGTTAAAAGAGTGTTTAAAGACAATACACCATATAGTGAGTTTGTTGTCGAGAACGGACAGATTAAATTTGACGAATCAGGCGAATACAAAGCAGAAATTTTAACATCACCTAGTAGAGTAACAGCATTAACAAACACACCTGAAATTAATCAATTATTTCATGATGCTATTGCGTATTATGTTGCTTACAAAGAATCAACAAGAATATTTATGCACGAAGATTTGACACAGGGAAACAACAAAATATTACTATTTACAGAGTATAACCGTAGAGCAGAACAAGCCAATAACAAGATTAGAGGAATGAAACGGTCAAGAAGTAGAATGAGATATCCAGACTTCATGTAAGGAAGTGTTAATAATGAATTATAAAGGTTATTTTGATTTTAGCGGTGGATATAATGATACTACCGTTCAAGATATATTAAAAGACAATGAATTGTCAACTTGTGAGAATGTCAATATTTCTCCAAGAGGTGAACTGTTACTAAGAGACGGAACATCTAAAATAAACGACACTTCTAAGAATGCAGAGATAACAAGACGTTTTGAGTATTTAATTAGAGATACATCTATTGTATTAGAAGTTTACAATAAAAAACTTTACCGTGTAGGAAGTCCTGATGTTTTAATACAGACATTAATTTCAGACAAGCCATATTTCCTACAACAACAAGACGTTATTTATGTTACAGACGGTCAAGAAGTGTATGAGATAGGACAGAAAGACTACTTTTCAAATGTAGGAACAGTAGACGTAAAGAAAGACAATATAATTCAAGTAGTAGATGATTTTTCCGTTACAACAGTAGCTGGAAACTTCTACAAAGCAAAATCAGACTTAGGAAGTATTGACCTTAATCTAGCCACATATACAGACACTACAAAGTGGGATAACGTAACAGATATACGATATGCAACATCTAATATTATAAGACCTTTAAAGTCTTATGTAGCAGGCAAGAAAGAGAAAACAGAAATATCTATCTTTGGAACAGTGACAGAAGCAGGATATATCACTATAACATTAAATTCAGTTGAACATGATATAACATTATTAAAAGACAAAACAGCTAGAGAAGTAGCGACACAGATAGCAGGCATGACTATTGAAGGCTATACAGTAACAGCTAAACAAAACGTAGTAACCTTTGAAGCTAACGACATAGGTTATAAGGAAAATTGTTTAGTAGAGTCATACAACACAGGATTGTCATTAGTAGCCAATGTTGATGTAAATGGTGAAGATGACGACAACATACTAACGGAAGTAAAGAAATGTACTAAATTTATTCATCATACTAAAAGTGGAAGATACGTTGCGACAGGAAACCCTAACAAACCATATGCTATATATTTTAGTGAAGCATTACAATTAAATTACTTTAAAAAGTTCAACATATTAAGTCCAACATCATCAGAGGGTAGTGCAGTATGCTTAGTCAATATGCTTGACAGTGTATTAGTAGGGTATAGACACGCATGGTTTGAATACACAGGAATAGACCCTGCGACAGATGGTGTTTGGAGAAGATTGGCTATTCCTTTTGGTTGTGCTGCCGAGTATTCAGTTCAAGTATTAGATTTCTATAATTTCGTTTACTTAGCTGATAACGGACTGTATCAAGTATCGGCAAACATATTAAACCAATACGGTGTTGTAATGCAGAACAATACAGCAGTTAAAAATATAAGTGACGATAAAATAGAAAACACGATTAAATCAATTATTGATAAAACTAAATGTGTATCAGTATATCATAATGGAATCTATTATCTAGCCTATAATGACGTTATAGGAACAAATAATAAGATTCTTTTATATTATTCAGATAAAAAAGCTTTCACTTTGTATAGTGGAATACAAGCCAATGATTTCCTTTATAGGAAAAATGGAGACTTGGAAATAGCAAGTAAAAATTATTCTTTGAAATTTATAAACACAAAGCACGCAGATGTTGATATTAACACAGGCGGAGAAAAAAGAATTGAAATAGAAATTAAAACATCAAACTTAGCTTTAAATAATTTTGTATCAGAGAAATTTATTGATAAGTTGTTTGTACAAGCTAACATAAGTTCTGAATCATTATTAGAACATTTAAGAGCATTAATAAGAATCGACTATGAATCTACTAACATAATTGACACTAACTTTCAAGAGTTACAAAGTGGTTTTGTTTGGGGCAATCCTTGGGGTACACCATGGGCAAATCATACTACAACAATGCAATCGACTTTCATTAGAAAGAAAGGTAACAGAATAGCATTGTCTTTCACAAACAAAGGTTTAACGGATATAGGTTCTAATATAATATTTTACGGTTTCGTAATATCCTACAAGGAACTTACACCGCATCAACCTATATCTAATTTAAGATTTAAGAGGTGATAATATGGCGATACAACAAGAAAGAATATTTAATGCTGATGTAGGACAAGATAGCGTAGGTAATGCGGGACCTGATGCATTAGAGCAAGATTTAGACAACCTTTATGGAAACAAAGCATGGAAAGATGAAGTGTTAACATTAACAAATACTACAGCATTTACACCTACACTTGACTATCACCCAATGACTAAAAAGTTTATGGAAACTTATGCAACAGAAAACTTTATGGAAAAGATTACTTATGATTCTACAGGTAACGGTGTAGTTGATGATGCTGAAAAGGTAAACGGACATACCGTTGAATCAGATGTACCTTTAGATGCTGTATTTACAGATACAGTATATACACACCCGTCAACTCATGATGCAAGTATGATAGTGCAAACTATAAATGCACAAACAGGAACAACTTATACAGTAGTCGGAACAGATGCAGGAAAAATTGTAACGCTTAATAATGCAGATGCTATAACAGTAACATTACCTCAAGATTTAGATTTAGCTTTTAGTATTGGCAAGAAAATTGACTTTATAGTCTTAGGTTTAGGCATGGCAACTTTTCAAGCCGGAACAGGAGCAACATTAAGAACACTATCAACAGCAGTTACAAAAGGACAATACGCATTCGTAACAGCTATCAAAATTGCAAGTAATACATGGTTAATAAAAGGTGATTTAAACACTATTTAAAGTGAAGGAGTGATATTATGGCATTAGGAAGTTTATTAGGTGCAATAGGAAGTGGACTTGCAAAAGCAGCTTCTAATTACGCAAACGAAAAGAAAAAGAACAATACAACATCATCAAATTCAGCTAGCAATAACACAACAAAAACAACTACAACACCAACTACAACACCAACTAACGCAACAAACGAACACGCAAGTTATATCAATCAGAATTATCAAGGTGGCTTAGGTGCTTACACAAAGCTACAACAAGACAGGTATAATCAAGCGTTACAAAACAATGATGTTGATTTATTAAACAGATTAAATGCCGATTCTCAAAAGGTAGGCTATAACTTAACAAATCAAAATGTTGCACCACAGTTCAATGCACAACCTTATATAGACCAAATTAACGCATTAATGAATGAGAACTATCAAAATCAATTATCACAGATACCCATGCCGGATTATTCTATGTATGAAAAAAACATGAATAATTTTCAAGACGATATGGCATCTCTGCTAGGCACTTTAGAGAATTATCAAGGTGCAGATTCTATGAGTATGGACGAAAGCATGGCAAGAGCATATTCACAGCTAAACGGAATCTACAATGCTAATCTTGATAAGACTTTAGAGAACTACAACAAGAACGCAGTATCAAGGGGAATGTTTGGACAACTTCCTGTTGAAGCTTTAAAACAAAATGCAATAAGCGAAACTGAATTAAATAAGTCTAAGGCTACAAATGACTTAGCAACAAATTTATTCGGTCAAGATTATAATATGGCTAGACAGAAAGATGCTGATTTTTACAAGAATATTAATCAGCAAGCAGGGCTATTAACTAATCTGTATAACACAGAAGCCGACCAATATCAAAATGCTATCAATGAATATATGAATACTGTCAACATGGCAAACATGAAAGATGATAGTTATTATAACGATATTGCTCGACAATTAGACTTAATCAATAGCCAATATGGAGCATCGCAAGACCAATATAACAATGCTTTAAAATCTTTTTCAACTAACTATGATATTCAATCAAACGATAAAAATCAGCAGTACGAACAAGCGTTAAATAAGTTTAACATGGGATATGCCGACCAAAGTGTAGCTGACATATTAGGTGTTCCTTTAGGACAGCTACAGCAAATCATAGCTAATTCTATGAAAAGCAAAAAACCAGTGGACAATAAGCCTAAACTTGATGTTCAAGAATTAACAACATCAGCTAGATTATTAGCAAATCAAATGTACCCTGACGGTCAATATACACAAGACCAATATCAAGAAATATATGATTACTTGTATGGCTTGTGGACAGACCCACAGGGTAGCACTATCAATAGAGAAATTGAAGATGAAGTAACAAGGCGGGCAATGATAGAAGATATGCAGTCGGGCAATTTACCTGGACTAGGTGGCAGTATATTTGACTTAGTAAGATAGAGGTGATTTAAATGAAAGGCGAACAATTATACAAACAATTAAAACTTGGAGAGATAAATAAATCACAGCTTACAAATAATGAACTAGGCGAAGTCTACAAATACATGATAGATTCTAAAAAAGTATCAGCAAGCGAGATTAAGCCTGCGGTAGCTGAAAGATTTAATTTAAACACTGTCAGTGCTACACCTAAAAGAACAGAGCCTTTTAAAGTTTCTGACTATGCTAGGGTAGAAACTTCTAAGACCACACAGCCAATATCACAGCCACAGCCAATAGAAAAACCATCATTGTTGAGTAAACTTGGGTTTAATTCATCACCATCAATAAATCTATATCCTACAAGGGATATGAGATACCAGCCACAACCAATGCAACCTATGCAACAACAATCCGCTAACCCTGAAAATGAGTTAGCGGATTTATTGACTAATCTTAGCACAGGTAATACAGGAAGAAACCCACAAGGAACAACTGTTAAATATAACGAGAATCCTGTAACTTGGGAAGAGACACCGTTAAAGGCAGCAGCAGCTAATATTGTTCAAGGCTTTAATACATTAGGTAGAGCAGGCGGGAATATAGTTGATATGACATTGGGTGATGCAAATATTCCTATCGTTGACAAATATCTAGAAGATATGAGGATAGCAAAGAATACATCTGATGCTAAAATTGCAAACATAAACAAAGGAACAATACAAAATTTTGCAGGACAAGTATTTCAAGGAGTAGGGCAAGCTATACCAAGTGTAGCAACAGCTTTGTTTACTGCTCCGTATTCAGCAGCAAATGCAACAGGTAATTTATTAACACAAGGCGGTACACAATTAGTTAATAATGTTGCTATGGTTAAAAACCCTACAATGCTATTTAAAGCACAACAGCAAATTACGGATATGTTTAAGAATCCACAGCTTGCAACTTCCATGATTCAAAGTGTAGGAATGCAGTACGAACAAGCATTAAATGCAGGAGCAACAAAAGAACAAGCTATAAATTCAGCTATAACAGGTGGCGTTCCAAGTGGACTTATTGAGGTATTAGGTGGTACAGAATCATTAAGTAAAATGCTAACATCTAAAATGCCTATCGGTAGAGCAATGCTAGAAAGTGGACTTGGTGAAGCATTAGAAGAAATTATACAATATCCTATTGAAAACTTAGGACAAAAAATTGCATTCGATAAAGATATGCCTTTGTATTCAACAGAGGAACAAGCAATAATCAATCCTAAACAACAATTAGAAGCAGGAGCAGTAGCATTTACATCAAGTGCATTAATGGGTGGTGCTGGTAGTTTTATAAATTCAAGTTTAGATAAATTGAATAATAACTTTAACAAGAAAATCGAAACTTTACCGCCACAGAAAAAAGAACAGGCTTTAACAATTAAAAAGGTAATAGACGAAAGTTTACCACAGATATATGAAGCTGCTTTGCTAGAAGAAGATACAAAGCCTGTAACTGATTTATTTAATCAGTTAGAAACACAATATCCAGAACTTTCAGAATACCTCGAAGGACATTTAACTAATGTAAATACTTTAAAAGTTGAATATATTTCTAATGCAAAGCAAAACAGCAATATATCAGAGCCAACTACACAGCCGACAGCAAACGAAAATATCAAAGTCGAACAAATAGTCAATGACGATATAAATATCGCAGAAACAACATTAAAAGACGTTAACGAAGATATTAAAGAAATTGACATACAACCGATTGATAATGTTTTCGATTTACAGACACTTAATGAAAATAATAAAATGGTTACGCAACCGATAGATGAAGAAGCTATTGAAGTTCAACCTATCGAAGAAATAGAAATGCCGACAGCAGATGATTATTTCTTAGATGAAGAAGTAAAAGAAGATGTTCAAGAGGAAGTACAAGAAGAATACCCTAACGGAACAATTATTAAAGCCAAGAATGGCGAAACTTATACAGTAACTTCTATGAACGAAGATACTTATGTTGTTACGAACGAAAGAACGAAACAAGAGAACGAATATTCTTTAGGTGGGTTGAAGAGGTTGGGAACTGTACAAGGAAATGCTTTAAAAAATAATGGCGAACAACCTATAATTGAAGATGTTGTAAATGAATCAGACAATCAACGACTTACTTATACAGAAGGTATAGAAAGTAATACAGAGACCATTAAGCCTTTAACAGAGAATAAAACTAACACTAGCGAGCAAACGCTCAATGAAGATATAAACGTTGCTTTAAGAAAGAATAATGACGTACAGGAAGAAAATAACACATCACAGCAAGAGGAAATTAACGTACCTTCACAATTCTTAGGTGAAACACCTATCAATCCTCTAGCAAATGAAGACGGATACATTAAACTAGGTAATGAACAGCCAGAGCCGATTAATAAAAAGTTTACCTATGACAATGAAGAACTAGAAACACAGCATAAGAATAACAGAATTACAAAAGCTAGTAAATTGGAAAAAATAAAAGAGTTGGCAAGTGAATTTAAAAAGGCTGCTACTAGGACATTTAGAGATATAGACCCTAAACTTTCAGAAAATGCAGAAATCTTGAAAGAATTAATTAGATACCCGAAACTCAAATCAATATCAGGTGATGAAACGACTAGAGTGCTTTTAGATATAATCGAAAGGGAAAACGAAGGACTTTCAGCAGAGGAATATAACAGATTTGAAAGATTTGTTTTCTTAGCTGACTTAATGGAAGAAATAGAATCAGGAAGAACATTGCCTGGACTTTGGACAGAAGAATCGGTTAAAAGGAATTACAATAACCTTAAAGCTTCACTTAATGAAAACATTCAAAAGGCTGTTGATAGAAGGAAAGCTTATTGGGATAATATAATTAAAGATTATTTAAGTGCTATGGAATCTATTGGTTTTGATGTTAAAGATAGATTCGATAAAAAGAACTATTTCAGACACCAAGTTTTAGAATATGTTAATGCTAAGAACTTAGCAGGGGCAGGAAGTAAAGTTAAGGTAAAGCAAAGAGGTTACACAAAGCAAAGAAAAGGTACTGAAAAAGCTATCAACGAAGATTATATACAAGCTGAATATGAAGTGCTTGCAACAATGCTTTATGACAAAGAAGTTGCTTTAATGCTTAAAAGAATTGATAAAAACTATGGAATCAAAGGACAGCTAAAAGCACAGGCTAAAGAAGAGAACAAAGCCATAAAAGAACGAAATGAAATATTAGCAGAAGGAGACCCAAAGGAAGAAAGAGTTACATGGAAAGATTTAATACCGGAAGGCTATACAACTTGGCAACCAATAGCAGGGAAACACTTATTCACAGCTAACACTATATCGGAAAAATTTGCAGAAGCATTAATCACTGATACTTTAGACCAACTGTCAACATCTGATAAGAAAGTAAAAGAAATGTTAGTTATGGGATTGGATAAAGAGCAATTTGTATTACCTGTAAATATAGCCGACACTTTGGATAGAGTTTATAACAATCAGCAACAAGATAAATTACTTCAACAAATACTAAGTACACCTTTAAATATATGGAAATCTTGGGTATTAACAGTAAATCCTAGACAGGTAGTCAAATATAACCTTAGAAATATAACAGGTGATATTGACGGTCTAATGGCAGCAGCAGGATTTAAAGCTTTCAATCCTAAACTTGTAGGCAGGGCATCAAAAGAGTTATTTAATTCTATGAGATTTGGAAGATTTACAAAGGACTTGTTAGAGTTTAGAGACAAAGGCGGCTTTCAAGATTTAATGTACGCACAGGAACTAGGCGAACTTAATGAAATGAAGCAGTTTAAAATCTACAACAAGAATGACACTGATAATATTATCAGAAAAGCAATTAAAAAAATGCCTGGACTTAATCTTTATACTGACTTTACGGAAAACTTGACGAATTACAGAGAAAGTATATTCAGATATTCAGCTTATTTATATTTTAAAGAAGATATAAAAAAGAACGGTAAGCCTACTTATTATGGTGCTTCTAACAGAAACAGAATTGATGGACTAAAGACTATTGAAGATAAAGCTTATCAGTTAAGCAAAGATGCTTTAGGCTCATATGATGAAATTACGGAAGTAGGGCAAGCAATTAAAAAGTATCTGATACCTTTTTATAGTTGGAATGAAGTTAATATGAAACGTTATAAGAGGGTATTTGAGAACACAATCAAAGATATTAAAGCACAAGAGGAAGTCGGTAAAAAGGTAATGTCTGGACTACAATTAACAGGATATACAGGACTTAATGCGACAAGATTAATAGGCAAAATGACAATAAGAGTTTTATTTGCATCTGCTTTATTAATGGCATGGAATAGGTTTATGTTTCCTGATGATGATGACGAATTGCCAGATGATGTTAAGAATACACCTCATTTAACTTTAGGTAGAGATGAAAAAGGCAATATAATTTATTTTAGTAGATTGGGTGCATTGAATGATGTTTTTGATTGGTTTGGCTTAGACCAAATATATACTGACGTTCAAGATATAATGAAAGAAAGAAAAACAGTTAAAGAGCAAGCGGAAGATATGGCGATTGCACCATTAAACAAGTTGCTAAATTCCATAAGTCCATTTATCAAAACACCGGTGGAAATTCTAAGCGGAAGTTCATACTATCCTGATTTTAGGAATCCAAGTGCTATAAGAGATAAAAGTTATTATATTGCAAACTCTTTAGGACTAGGAGAGGAATACAGACGAATAGCTGGACTGCCTGTTGAAACTTCATATGCTGAAACATGGCAGAAAGCTTTGATATACAAAAGCAATCCAGAGGTTAATGCTTACTACAAAGCTATCGACCTTAAATATCAGTTTGAAGAAAAAGTATTGAAGCAACAATCAGGTAGAATGTTAGGCGGTAGCGAAAAGTCCGAGGCGCTTTATTATTACAAAATGGCTTTGAAGTATGACGATAAAAAGGCTGCGGATAAATATTTAAAACTCTACTACAAATTAGGCGGTACTGATAAAGGACTTAAACAAAGTTTAGGCTCTTTAAATCCTATGTATGGTTTAGTGGAAAAAAGAGGGGAACGAGAACAATTTGAGAAATGGCTTACAGAGGAAGAAAGACAAATATTAGATATTGCAATGAAATATTTCGAAAATCTAATAGAACAGAAATAACAAAGCTTAATATGTGAATAAGGACAGTGTTTTTATACTGTCCTTTTATATTGTCGAAGGACGTTAAATGAGGTGGTTAATGGAAGATTGGGTTAAGGAATATTGGATAAAGGCATTATTTGGCGGTGTTATTAGTGCCTTTGGTGTATCGGTAGCTTGGGCGAAAAAGAAGTTTAAAAGGCAAGTAGCTTTAGAGTTAGGCATTCAAGCTTTATTAAGAAATGAAATAAGACAAGCATACAAGGAATGTGTTAACAAGGAATATTGTTCATTAGACGATATGGAAAATATTCAAGATATGTATGACAGTTACCATGCTTTAGGTGGTAATGGCTCTGTTACTAGGCTAATGGAGAAATTAAAAAAAATGGATACGGAAAAACCTATAAAAGAAAAGGAGTGTTAAAAATGGAAGAAAAGAAAGAAAAAACTTTTAAGGGTCAGTTAGCAAAATTAATTGATGTAAAAAGTATTGTAACGATAGCTTTAGTATTTACTTTGGTATTTGTGGTAGTAAGCGGTAGACCAGTGGAAGAAAAAATATTATTACTTTTTTCTAACTGTGTTACAAGTATAATTACATACTTTTTTACAAAGAAAGACCAACAGAAAGCAGAATAGGAGCGGTAGAAATACCGCTTTTTAAAGAGGGTGATTTTATGAGTTATTTAGTAATACTAGATGCAGGGCATGGATTGAACACGTCAGGAAAAAGGACACCGCCATTTGATGACGGAACAGTAATGTATGAAAATGCATTCAACAGGGATATTGTTAGACGAATAGATTCTATGCTAGAAAGTGAAAATGAGGTTGATGTATTTTTTACAACTACTGAAAAAAGAGATATTCATTTAGATGAAAGAGTAGGCAGAGTTAATCAACTATACGAAAAGGTTAAACCATTATATGACAAAATAGTTTTAGTATCTGTTCATGCTAATGCCATGAAAGATTATTGGAATGATATAGGAAACGGAACAGCTACTTTTCATTATCCCGGGAATGAAGTTGACGAGAAATTTGCAGAAGTTATTCAAAAGAATCTCATTGCTAAGACAGGACTTAAACCTCATAGGGGCGGTGTTGTTGCAGCAGACTTTCAAATAATCAGAGATGTGTCATGTACTGCTTGTTTGTGTGAATGTGCTTTTATGGACAACAAAGAAGAAGCTAAGTTATTAATATCTGATGATTTTAGACAAGCTTGTGCAGAAGGTATTGTAAACGGACTAAAGGAGTATTTTGGAATTAAGAAAGAAGTTGATAACATGGAATATAAAAAGTATAATGACAGAATACATGAACTAAAAAGCAACGTTGAGGAATTAGATGTAAAAATAGTTGATAAGAAAATCTTTGATATTACCGAATATACTAATTGTACTAACGGAACATTTTATTGGTATGACGATAAAGGAAAAACATATCCTACAAGCATTTTATATGCGGATAACACAATTTATCAAAATTTAGCAAATCACTATTTAAGATTCAATGCTCCCCAATCTGTTTTCATAGTTTATAAAAATGATACGGTTGACATGAAACGTATTAAGAGTATATCAGAACTCAAATTAGATGATATAAGGCTTGTTGTAGGTGGTTTAGGTTTAAGGAATACCTTAGATACTACATTTAAGTATTCTCCTGTTACAGAGGGCTTTAAAGGGCTATATGCTGACGTACTAAGAAAGACTAATAAAACAGTGCTAGGTTATAACAAGCGATTAAATAAAGTGTATTTATTGACCGTCAAGAACGCAACTCATGGCGAATTATTGGACATCGTTTCTGATAACAGCACAGGCGAAGCTTACGACCTTGCAATTTCATTAGATGGTGGCGGTAGCACCTTTATGGATGCTAACAAAGAATATGTTTTCGAGGGGCAAGATTCAAGACGAATTAATAACATAATAGGCTTTAACTTAGACTAGGGAAACCTAGTCTTTTTTTATTTATAAAAACGTTTGTATCTTTTTTGTTTTTAGTGTTATACTATATAAAAAAGGTGGAGGGAAATACTAATGAAAAATAAAATTAAAATTTTAGTTATCGTTTTTGCTTTAATTCTGACAACTCCTGTATTAGCTGATAGCATCATGGAATCAATAAATGTAGTTATGAACACTGTTAAGGTCCAAGTCAACGGTCAAGACTTAAATTCTGAATCTATATTATATAATGGAACAACTTATCTTCCTTTAAGAAAGGTTGCTGAATCTGTGGGAAAAGATGTTGCTTGGAATCAAGAAACTATGACAGCAAATATTGTTGATAAAGATTTACCGGGTGTTATTACAAGTGGATTTAGTGATGATAGTTATATGGCAGACTTTACTGATGGCTTTGGCATTATGCTAAGCATTAATAAAGAAACAAGAACTGCTACTGAATTAAAAGCTAAAGAAGGTATTGTTTTAGGCACATATACTAAAGAAATAAAAGATAAATCCACCATTACTAAACCAACTATTACAGGTTTTAAAGATGGAAACAGAATCAATCCTGTTAAGTATGAAACGTATAGTTTAATTATTCCACAACAATTTAAAGAAGGTTTTCATAAGGTAGATTTCTTTGAAAACTTCAATAATGATTCTGATTCTATTGGTGCTATTTACTTCAATGACAATGTTGATAGTATTTATTATGATGACGGAATACATAAATGCAAATTATACTTTAAATAGTAGTAAGCTTACGAGGGCAGATGTCGCCCTCTTTTTTTATGCCTAAAAATATTTTTTAATATTATTTGGTAACATTTTTATTTAGTAGTCATATTATACCGTATCAATTAATATTAATTAGTAAGGAGGTGCGAAATGCCTAAACCGTTGCATTTAACTTTTAAGAAAGAAGAACAAGAAATATACGATTGGTTATGTTCACATTCCACTAAAGGAGGTTATATCAAAGATTTAATTAAAGCTGATATGTTGGCACATAAGAAAAGTAGTCAAAAGGTAATGAAAGGTTTTTTAACCTTAGAAGAATAATATAAACTCCCCCAGCCGACCAAAGCATACAGGGGAGAACACACAAGGGTGTTTTTTATATGTTAACAAATAGCTTGTCTTATGTGTGTCGAATTATAGGAGGGTATTATGAAAGAAATTATTACCAAAAGAATTAAACAATTAGAAAAGGAACTTAAAGCACTTGAAAATAAACGTATAACCATGAATGACGTTGATTTATATAGAGAAGTTTATATTGAAATTACTTTACACAAAACGCAGATTAATTTATTAAATCAGATGCTAGAGCAAGAGAATTTTCAAATTGTTTTATAGGAGTGAGTATATGAGTAAGCTTGAAAAGTATATTAAAAATATTTGTTATGATGCTTTAGAAAACTCAATAGAAAAATCTAACAAGAAAGGTATTAAATATTTACGTTGGGAAATTGAGAACGGTGTTATTGACAAAGACCAATTTAACATAAAACTATATGGCACTACTGATGAATATAAAATTAAACAATTAAGGAAGAAAATTACATGAGGAAAACAACGCAAAATGATTTTGTTCAGAACTGCACTCCACATCCGTTTCGTTTGTTCTGATAAGTTCATTTTAAATTTGTCCTTATGTTGATATAACAATATCATATTATTCAAATATATTTGAATGAGTGATTGAATACTTGCTTGAAGGAGGTAATTAATATTAATTCGTATAAAATAGCAGAAAAAGAAATGTACACATTCTTAGGAAGTTTAGGTTTATTGTTTGCAAACAATATAATATATTTTATGCCACAAATTTTATTGATTAGTTTAACAGCTTTGTCAGGTGGCATGATGATAAATGTATTTATAGAGAGTAAATGGAAAACACTTTTTACAAATTTAGGTCTTGTTAATACGCAAAAGCAAACTCCAAAGCTGATTAGAAAAGAAAAAAATGACCTTGGAGATAGGTATATATTTACGATTCCAGAAGGTTATTGTTTAAGCGATTTTGAAAAAGTACACGAAGAATTAGAAGTGGCATTGTGTAAGTCTTTAAAGCTTGATTTGACGAAAGATTTTAACATAGCAATGCAAATATTCGATGCTGAATATAAAAGCGTTTATAAGCCTAATAAGGAGGTATATTTGAATGAATAAAATGATTTATGCAATAGGGGTAACAATCACAGCTAAAGGTGAAGCGATAGTTTATATTGACCTAGAAAATCAACCTCATGTGTTAGTTGGTGGAATAACAGGCAGCGGAAAGACTACATTTTTGAAATGCTTATTGACAGGTATGGTATTAAATGATGTTGACATTATTATAATTGATATGAAAATGGGAGGAGATTACAACGTATTCAGATACTATAAGAATCTGAAAGCATTTGTCAAAACAGTTGCCGAAGCTGATGTTGTTATTGAAAAAATCAAAGCTATAAAAGATGAAAGATTTTCTATGCTTGATAAAACTAACTGTAAAGATTTTACAGATTATAACCTAAAACATAACAATGAAATGAAACCTTTAGTTATTCTGATTGAGGAATATACCATGCTATCTAAAGACAAAAATTTTAACAATGAATTGAATATCATTTTAGCACAGGCTAGAGCAGTAAATATAAAAGTTATTCTTTCAGTGCAACGTCCTTGTCAAGATAATTTAGATTCTAGGCTAAAAGCTAACCTTAATCATACGGTAGCGTTTAAGGTAAAGAATACTTATAACAGTGAAATATTGCTTGATAAAGGTGACTTAAGGGCGGTAAAAGATTTACACGGTAGCGGTGAAGCTATACTCTCAAACGATACCCAAGATGTTATGTTTAAAAGTTTTTTCTTAGAAGATAGAGAAATTAAAAAAATGATAAGGGATAGATTAAATTACAATAAACGTGTTGTTGTTAGGGAAACTGTTCAAGCAAAGGATGCTAAAGAAGGAATAATATGATTACTGATAGAGATTGGAATGTAGTTGAATTTGTTACTAAAATTCCTTGTTATACAGATACTTTAATAAAATTATTCTATCCTACTTCTGAAAGAAACGGTTACAACAGATTGGCTTTTCTGCATGACTATTTGTATCTAAAACGTACTAGGCATGGAGCCAATGACAGATATTTTTATTTCACTAAAAAGGAACCAGCACAAAAGAAGCATCTTGATTTATTGGCAAAAACTTATTTGTGGTTAATTAACAATGGTTATACAGTTGATATTTTGACCGTACAAACACAAATAGGTAACATACGACCAGACATGACTTGCACGATAGAACGTAATGGTAAGAGTGTTATAATGGCTGTGGAGATACAAAGAATGTTTGATAGTGAGAAAATAAAGAAGTATGAGGAATCAGAATTTAAAAAACTGTTATATGTATCAGATAAAAAATTGGTAAGTAATAAGATAGAGGTAATCAATCTAAACAAAAAAGAACTGCCATAAAAAGCAGTCCTTTTTTGTTAATTTTTAGCTTGAAAATTTCCAATAAGTCAGTATAATATAACTAACAGCATATGGATTGTAGCAACTCATAACTAACAAATAGCCTTAAAACCGTTGAAAATACTACATACCGTTTTCATTGGTAATGAAGAGGTCGGCAGTTCGAGTCTGCTCGTAAGCTCTTTTTTTATGCCTTTTTAAACTAACATAATGTTGAAATTTCAATACTTGTAAGAAATTTTCATTCTATACGGAACGTATCAATTGAAATATATGCTGATACTATGCGTATCATACAATTACACATAACTAACAAACAGCTACAAATATCTTAAAAAAATAAATAACTTTTAGTTATTCCATTTTTTCCATTTGTTCATGTAAGAATTTAGCATTAATATCAACGTATTGTTTTTTAGTAAAGTTAATGTCTGTATGACCCATCATATCTTCGATAGCTTTATCGTCTAGTCCTGCCATTTTCATCTTACTTGCAGCAGTATGTCTAAATGAGTTTACACCATAGTCATTTAATTTTAATCGTTCAACTAAAGGTTGATGATAGTATTCTCGATAGTATTCATATCGCACTTTTTCGCCATCTTTAGTAAATAAATATTTCGACTCAGGGAATTCATTATAAAAATACTTAATATAAGGCATTACTTTAGAGTGAATAGCAATTAATCTGTCTGTTCCTTTCTCAGTCTTGCCACCACCAATAATCAATCCGTTTTCTAGGTCTATATTTTTATCTTTTTTAAGGTCTAAAAATTCATTTATCCTCAATCCTGTATAAGCCAAGATTAATGATGATTTAGCAATTCTATCATCATCATTCTTAAACAGAGTGTCAATATCTTCTTCTGGAAATGCAGTAACCTTGCCTGGCTTAATGCCCCTTAAACTGATAAATTGGGCATAATTCACGTTTAACAGCTTATACTTAATTAATTCATCATACATTCGCTTTATCAAACCTTTAATGCGTGTTAATTTACCATGTGATGATTTTGCATCAGGGTCATCGATTAGATTATCAATTATATCCTGAAAGTCCATATAGTTTAATGAATACAATGATTTGTTTTTTAAAGATTCTAAAGGATAATATGAAGCATTCAAGCTATTCATGTAATCTTTATTTCGATTTTCCTTTTCGCATTCTTTTACAATTATCTTAAATATTTCATCGATTGTTGTTTTTTCACTTACCTTTTCGCTTATAGAAGGAACATAATCTAATAATGCTTTCATAGCTTCATCATGTTCTTCAAAGTACCCTATTATATGTTTTATTTGTTTGCTCTTTGATTCTTCTGTTTCATCTGTCCAACCTTTTGTTACACAAGCTACCCATGGTCTGCGTCTATTCCCTGATAGTCGATAGACCGTCCCTGAACCATTCAGCCTACGGTAATTTTTCTTTCGTGCCATATTTCCTCCTTTTAATATTACTTGTCTTATATTATAACACGTTTCGTATAAAATTAAACAAAAAAATAAAAGTAGTCTTAGTAACCACTTTTAATATACTTTTTAATGTCAACTATCCGTTTTTCAATGTCAATCATTTGCTTTTCAATTTCTTCAATATCTTTTACTAACTTCCCCCTATCGATATTTTTAGTTTCTTTTCCTATAAGATAGTCGATAGAAGTTTCATAAAAAGATGAAAGTTTAATTAAAGTTTTCAACCCAGGCATTCTATAACCATTTTCATAAGAACTTAAAGTTGATGCTTTTATCCCAATTTGTTTAGCTGATTCTTGAAGTGTTAAGTTTTTTTCGTTCCGTAACTTTTTTAATTTCTCCCCAAATGCTTTCATAATAAAAAATCATAGCATAAAATATGGAAATTTTCAAATTTATTTACGAATTGTATAAATTATATATTGATTTTATACATTCAAGCTGTTAAACTATAAATAAGTAAATTTCGACAAACACACCCTTAAATTATGAGAAGGTTTGCCGAATGATATTTTAGAGGGAAATACATTGACTTTTTTATAATTCTAAATTATAATTAAGTCGAACAAACATTCGATACTTAATGTAACTAGGGGGAAAGGATGGATAACGAGGATAGGTGTGCAATGTTACTAAGGGATATTAACATCTTATTGACAAAAATACCCCAAGATGAAGAATATTTAATCTTCATCAAAAAATTAATCAAATCTTACATATCATTAAAAAAACAGCACTTATTATAAGTGCTGTTTTTATTTTATAACCTTATGCCATGCGATAATTTCTTCATGCGAAAGCTTTGATAATTTAATTATAAGTTCATTTAATTTAGTATCTTTTTTCATCATTAAAATATTAATTGCATCTGTTAGTGTGTGGTCATCATTATCTATAAAAGTATATAATCTTTTTATATCAGTCTTTCCTAGCAAATAATCAGTATCAACATTAAAATAATCAGCGAAAATTTCCAGTGTTTCAAGATTAGGTTCACGAATACCTTTTTCATAATGAGATAATAAACTTCTATTTATTCCTGTCTTGTCTGATAATTCTTGTTGTGTTAATGTTGATTCTGTTCTTAATAGTCTTAATCTATCCTTAAACATATAATCTTCCTTCTTTTTAGATTTAGTTTCCTTTTACATTATACACAAATCGTATCAAAATAAAAGCAAAAAGTTACACAAATTGTATTACGTTTTCTTAACAATATTTTACTTGATACTTTAAGTAACAATAACTATAATAAAATTATACAATAAGTAACAATAAAACTAAGGAGGAAAAAAATGGACAAACTAATTATTGCCAAAAGATTAAAAAATATTCGCAAAGAACAAAAGATTTCACGAGAAAAGGTAGTCGAGGACTTGGGCATCAGTTATTCAGCACTTTCAGCCTATGAAATAGGTCAAAGAATCCCAAGAGATTACATAAAATTAAAGCTAGCAGAGTATTACAAAACTACTGTACAAGCTATTTTTTTTACCCCCGATGATACAATTTGTAACATTGAGGAGGAGATATGAAAGTAACAGTAAGTAAAGCAGCACAGTTATTAGGAATGTCTACACAAGGTTTGCGAATTGCGATGCAGAGAGGAAAATTTACTTACTTTGGTGAAGCATGGAAGAATGAAGAAAAATGGACTTACTACATAAATGATAACAGGTTAAAAGAATACATAGGAACAGAACACCTGAACAACGAGAAAAAAAACTAAAACCAAGGAGGAAAAATGACCTACAAAGAACTATGGAAGAAACAAAACCCTGACAAGAATTTTGACACAGCAGGTTGCAGAGATTATGAATTTTCAGAACTCTTGCAAGTGTCTAAAAACTGTGATGACAAAAGATGTACAAGTTGTTGGGATGAAGAATGCGAGAAGGAGGAGGAATAAAAATGCCTGTTGGATATTCCAGTACGTTGTCATTAAGCAGAATATTTTCAAAATACCCAAGTTTTAGTAATTATATTGAACGTATAAGCAAACGCAGAAAGAAAAAGCCTAGTTGGAATCAGAAGAAAAGAAAAAGATAGGGAGGACAAATGAAAATATTTTTATTCTATGTAAACATTGGATTGGCAATTTCAATTATTGAATTGATTTTCTTAAAAAATGAGCAAGGTAAGGAATTATTTGAAAAAGTAAGGGACTTTTTAAATATAGGTGGAACGATAGCAATGCTTTGCTTGGTACTGATTGTCTTTCCTATAACAGTATTATTAGCCCCAATAAATCTCATTTCAAGATTTATCAATACGCTAATCAAATTAATTAAAAAAAGTTAAAAGATAGGAGGAATATATAAGACAATGGATAAACCTGAATTAATCAGTTCTTGGGAAGAACTTAAAGAAGTAAAATCACCAACGCATGATTTAGATATTGATTTAGAGCATTGCAATGGCTGGATAAATCCCAAAAATGGCGATGAGGATAGTTGGGAAGGCAGATACTACTTATCTACACATACGTTTTATGGTAGTCAATTTAAACAATCTACGGAGATATTACAAGCGTGTGGTTTTAATGTTGAGTTAGCAAATTGGGATGAAGAGGAGGAATAACCGTGAAACGCATATGTTCTAAATGCTCTAGACCGTGGAGTGTAAGCAATCGGAACAAAGACGGAAAGTATATATGTCCTTATTGTAATAAAAAAAGACCGCTTCTTTGTGAGAGGGGAAGCAGCCAAAACAAAAACTATCAAGACAATTATAAGCAATTAGCTAGTAGTTGTCAAGTGAGGTAAATATGAAACTTACGGAAGAAGAAAAGAAAAAGGTTGAAGATAACTTAGCATTAGTGAATTACCTAATTAAAAAATATTCGTTTGCCTTAAATGGCAGTTATGATGACTATTTTCAAGCTGGTGCATATGGACTGTGTTTAGCAGTTAAGCGATTTGATGAAAGCAGAGGAACGGAATTTAGCACGTTTGCATCAATGTACATTATCGGCTATCTAAAAAGATATTACAGAGATTTTTCTCATGGTCCTGTTAGACCGCCTAGGAGCAGTTTTGATAATGACAACAAGCCTACATATCTGTACATAGACGGATTGATGAACGATGAAACGAATGATTGCTTTAGCGGTTACGATTTTATAGATGCCGGAGAAGAAAGCAAAGAGAATGAAGTAATCACCAAGATAGTGTTTAAAGAAGCTAGAAACAAGCTTAAAGAACGTGAAAAGGATATTTTTGATTTACTATCCAAAGGTGCTACACAAGTGAAAATTGCTGATGAATTAAAAATATCACAAGCACAGGTAAGCAGAATACAAAAGAAAATCAAAGCTAAAGTTAACAACTTTATAAGGAGTTGATACGGAAGTGAGTACAAAGCTAAGTGCCATTATCGGACAGTACAGAAATATACTTGCTACCGATGGCATTGTGGATAAAGAAGAATTAATCGAAATGCTGAAAGTTGACACTGAAATAATAGTCAAAGATTACAACAAATTAGCAGATAAAATTTTAGACAACATAGAGGAATTAAAAGCCTATGCCTTACCAGTAAATAAAAAGCAAGCAGAAAAAGACCGCATGAAATTGTACAAGCAAGGATTGAGTGACGAAGAGATTGCTCTAATAGAAGGTGTCACTTCAACCACAATATACAGTTGGCGAAAGGTAAGAAAATTATCAACTAATCTTACTAAGCTTCAACGTGAAAAAGCAGAAAAATATGAAAAGCGATTGGAGTTTTACAATCAAGGTTTAACGGACAAGGAAATTGCTGAAAATTGTAATGAGAAGGTTAGTACTATTAAAGGTTGGCGAGAACGTAACAAATTAACTGCAAATTCAGACACTATAAAAGAAAAGTGCTTAAAAATGCTTGATGAAGGCTGCGGAGTAAAGGAAGTTTCAGAATCACAAAACATCTGTTCAACAACATTGTACAAATGGAAAAGTAGGAGGAAAAAAGCTAATGCAAAAATATAGATGTGAGGAATGCGGACGGATATTTAATAAGCCTGTTGAAATTCAAGAGGAACATGGAGAAGTATTTGTAGTATGTCCAACCTGCCTAAGTACAGATTACTGTAACGTCTTTAAATGTTCTTTGTGCGACAGATATATAACTTATGATGAAATACACAAGGATATATGTTACGAGTGTGCAACTAAGGAATACGCCGACAGGCTAGGTTTAAAATTCATCGAAGTCAACAAAGATTTCTACCTTGATTTTTACGGTGTTGAAAAGGTGGACAAGGATTTAAAGTCAAATTTAATTGAAATTTTAGAGAAAGACTTTTTAAGCAAGGTTGACATGGACACTGACTGGAACAAACAGCTTAAATCAGTTAAAGAATATTGCTTGGAAGATATTGACGATTGGATTGAGTTTTTAAAGGAGGAAATCTAAATGTTTGATAGGTTATTTTCAAAAGACAAACGACTACCGCTAGAAGTTCATTTTAAGAACAGCTTTGCAATAAATAAAATTTCTGATTTTCTAACTGACTATTTGACGAGTGATTCAGCGATTGTATGTATCGGAACGGATAAATGTATTGTTGACAGTTTAGGACCTTTGGTTGGTACTTTTCTTTCAAAACAAGATATAGGAATTGACGTATATGGAACATTATCTAGTCCTGTACACGCTAAAAACATGGATGACTACATAGAAATGATAAGCAAGAAGAATTATAGCAATGTCATTGCAATAGATGCTTGTTTGAGTAATAAAAAAGGTCAAGGAATAATTGAGGTTAGGGAAGGACCTATAACACCTGGGAAGGGAGTCGGAAAGGTATTACCTGAAATCGGTGATTATTCCATAATCGGAATTGTTGATACAAGCAACAAAGAATTTCACGAATTAGTTCAAGGTACACGTCTTTCATTAATTTATGAAATGGCTGAAATTATTTCAAGCGGTGTAGTAAGTGCGGTAAATAATAAAAAGTTATATAAGGAGGTAGCAAATTGTTTATAAGAAGTCAGGATAAAAAGATGCTTTTAAATTTTAAAAATCTAACAGTAATAGGAAAGGATAAAGAAAATAATATTTATGTTGTTGATAGTCCAATAGCTTACCCTGGTCCAATTTTGGCAATCGGCACATATTCCACAGAAGAAAAAGCGTTGAAAGTGTTGGACATGATTGAAGAAAATTACAGAAAAGTTGGAATTGCCAAAATTGGCGGACTTAATTGCTATGAGGTTGATTACTCATTTCAGATGCCGGCAGACACAGACCTAGACGAACAAGAAGTTACAGAAGTTACAGAAACAGAAAAAGAGTTAGAAGATGCTTTAAATTCTGTAAAGAATTATAAAAATATGTTGTTCGGTGGTTGCAATGGCAATTAAAACAAGGGAAGAATGGCTTAAAGTTAGGCAATCTGGAATTGGAGCATCAGAATGTAGTGCGATTGTTGGTCTTAACCCTTATTGCACGAATATCGAACTTTGGGAGTACAAAACAGGCATCAAAGAGCCAGAAGATATAGGCGATAAGCCATATGTTAAATACGGAACAGAAGCGGAAAAGTATTTAAGAGGATTGTTTGCACTAGACTTTCCACAGTACAAAGTAGGTTACAAAGATTTTGATGTTGTTAGGAATGAGAAATATCCGTTTATATTTGCCACTCTTGACGGTAGGTTGATTGAGAGGGATACAGGCAGACGAGGAATATTAGAGATTAAGACAACAGAAATTTTGAAAAGCCAACAAAAAGAGAGTTGGAAAGACCAAGTGCCTAGTAACTATTTTTGTCAATTATTATGGCAACTATTAGCGACAGGGTGGGAGTTTTCAGTATTAAAGGCGCAGCTAAAGACGACATTTGGTGATGAAGTTTATTTACAGACAAAACATTATCACGTTGAACGGTCAGATGTAAAGGAAGATTTAGAATATTTACAAGAAGAAGCTATCAAGTTTTGGGAAAAGGTACAAAAAAAACAATGCCCTGACTTGTTACTTCCAAACATTTTATAAAAATTAGGAGGAAAAACAATGAACGCAGTTGAATATTTAAAAATTAAAGAAAGATTATGCAAAAATGCAACATGCATTGATTGTCCGTTAAATCATAGAAATAATGGTTTAAACAACACATGCGGAGTGTTTGAAAAAAAGCATCCCGACCAAGCAGTAGAAATAGTTGAAAATTGGAGCAAGGAACACCCTGTTAAGACTTATTTGTCGGTGTTGTTGGAGAAGTTCCCGAATGTAAAGTTAGATGAAGGAATACCGACAACGTGTCCGTATCATTTATTTAATATAGATAATCGCAAATGCCCCAGTTTAATATGTGTTAAATGCTGGAACAGAGAATACAAGGAGGAAATATGAAGAAATCAGAACTAAAAACAGGAATGAGAGTACGAATGAGAAACAATGAAATTTATTTAGTGCTTAAAGATGTTGATACTGAAACTTATGGACATCAAGACATTATATTTGTTAGAAAATACGGTTTTATGACTGGAAGTAATTATGACGAAAATTCAATGAAAATATGTGGAAGTAGTAGTGATTTCGACATTATGGAGGTTTTCAATGTTGAAAATAATATTCCTTTCAGTTCTAGCGTACTTGATTTAAGTAAAAGACATTCAATCTGGCAACGTCAAGAATTCACAGAAGAACAAAAGGAAATATTCAAGGCACTTAGATTGTTGGGATTTAAGCATATTGTTAGAGATAAAAATAATAACTTATATACCTATATACTAGAGCCCATAAAAAACAATACATATTGGGTGAGTAATGGGGATTGCAATGATTACTTAAAACTAAGGGTAAATGAAAATTTATTCAGCTTCATCAAATGGGAAGATGCAGAACCGTTCGAAATACCAATAATAGAAAAGGAGAACTAAATGGAATTTAAAATCACACCATATCAAAAAATAAGCACAATAGAATTTAACTACGCAGAGTTAAAGGCTGAATTAGCAGACAAGCTAGTCAAGTATAAAGGCACTACATATGACGATTCAGCAATATCACTAGCAAAGAAAGACAAAGCAAATCTAAACAAGCTAAGAACAGCTATCGAGGACAAGAGAAAAGAAATCAAAAAGGACTTGTTAGAACCTTATACTTTGCTGGAGTCACAAATAAAGGACATTGTTTCAATGATAGACAAGCCTGTGCTAGAGATTGATACACAAATCAAGAACTATGAGGAAAGAGTTAAGGCAGACAAGCAAGCTGAAATTCAATTCTACTTTGATGAGGTTGTAGGAAATTTAAAAGACATTTTGAAACTAGACAAGCTGTTTAACGACAAATGGCTGAACGTAACCTACAACATGAAGAGCATCAAGGAAGAAATTGACGAATCAATCAAGCGTGTTAATGCAGATTTAGAAGTTATCAAAGGTTTAAATTCAGAATTTAACACAGAGTTAATGAATGAATATTTATACAACTTTGATTTATCGGCAGTTTTAAGAAAGAAAACTATGCTTGAAGAACGTAAAAAGGCTATTGAAGAACTTGAACAGAAAAAACGAGAACAAGAGTTAGCTAGAAACAATCATACAGACACTACAAGCAACCTTACGCAAACGAAAAACACTCAACCGACTATTTATATTACCGAACAACAAACAAGCGTTAAAGACGACGTAAAGACCTCACAAGAAAATATTATCACTCTTGACTTTAGGGTGTGGGGTACGCAGGAACAAATTTTAAAATTAAAAATGTTTCTAAATCAAAATGATATGAAATTTGGGAGGGTTGAGTAATGAGTGAAAGAGAAGAAATTTTAGAATCACTTGAACCATTATTCGAGCAAGCAGAAAAAGAAAAATTATGGTTTTATTGCAGTTATCAAGATATGTGGTTTTCTCCAAGAGAATTAAAAGATATGCAAAAGGCTGGTCGTTTTGTATGGGGAGCAGTTAATTGGACTTTAAGAGACCCACTTAATAAAGTAAAAGAAATAGAAGTAAAAATTGAGAATTTAAGAAACGCAAAAGATAATTTTATTAAAAAAATCGAGGAGGAAATATAAATGGTAAACAACTCATTAGTGCAAAAAACACAGAAACAAAAATTTAGCGTAGCAATTCAGGGCGATGCTTACAAAAACTTAATCAACAACACTCTAGGCAATCCAAAGAAGGCAGAAAGATTTATTGCTGCGGTATCAAGTGCAGTAGCTGTCAATCCGGCATTACAAGAATGTGATGCAGGCAGTATTGTTTCATCAGCATTGTTAGGTGAAAGCTTGAATTTGTCACCTAGTCCGCAGCTAGGACAGTATTATATGGTTCCGTTTAATGACAAGAAAAGAAACTGTAAAATTGCAACTTTTATACTAGGTGCTAAAGGTTACAAACAACTTGCTATGAGAAGTGGACAGTATTTAGACATTGATGTTATAGAAGTCAAAGAAGGCGAGTTTAAAGGCAGAGATAAGCACACAGGTAAACAGAAGTTTGAATTTATTGAAGATGAAAACGAAAGAGAAAAACTTGAAACAATAGGCTACTTAGCATACTTTGAACTTTTGAACGGTTTTAAAAAGAGTATTTATTGGACTAAGGAAAAAATGGAAGCACACGCTGACAAGTATTCAGCAGCTTTTAGTCTAAAAAGTTACAAGTTACTTCAAGAAGGCAAGATACCACAATCTGAAATGTGGAAATATTCTTCATATTGGTATACCTCATTTTCACAAATGTCGGAAAAAACAATGATTAGACAGTTAATTTCACAGTGGGGAATCATGTCAATCGACTTACAAAAGGCCTTTGAAGTTGATATCGATGCTGAACAAAAGGAAACTGCTGAATTTGTTGAGAATGAAACTGTTGATAATTTCTTTGAAGATACCGAAACACCGGAAGAAGTTAAGCAAGATGAAGTTATTCAGCCTGATAAGAGCAACAAAACTACTAAGAACGATAAAAACAAAGCGGTAGATATGCACGAAGTAGAAGAAGGTTTGACGGAAGAAGAAAAAGCGATATTCGGACAAGAAAACTTCTTCAATGAACAGTAAGAAGGATAGGGGGAGTAATCCCCTTCTTATAAGGTGGTGATAGATTGGATGTTAAATGGATAAAAATTGCAACAAATATGTTTGACAATAGAAAAATAAAGCAGATAAGGGAACCATTTTATTGGCTGGGTTTGTAGAAAGGAGTTAAATCATGGCAAAGCGAAAGATAATTTCTAAAAAATTAAGGTTTGAAGTATTTAAAAGAGATAGTTTTACTTGTCAATATTGTGGAAGAATGGCACCTGATGTTGTATTAGAGGTTGACCATATCAATCCTGTTGTCAATGGTGGCGATAATGACATCATGAATTTAATAACTTCTTGTTTTGACTGTAATAGAGGTAAAGGCAAGAAAGTATTATCGGAAAACGAAACAATTAAAAAGCAGCAAGAACAATTAAAAGAATTAAACGAAAAACGAGAACAGTTAGAAATGATGCTCAAATGGAAAAAAGAATTAAGCAAATTTGAAGATGAACAGGTTCAAAAGTGCAATGAATTATTATCTGAATATGGTCGTTCATTAACAGAGAAAGGTAAGAATGATTTTAAAAAATGGATAAAAAAATATGGTTTCATTGAAGTTTATGAAAATTTTCAGATTGCTTTAGAACAATACGTTGATGAAGATGATTCTACATCTTATAGCAAAGCAATTAACTATGTTCCAAAAATTATCAACAATAAAATATTAGAACAAAACGACCCAATGTTACCTAAAAAACATTACATAAAGGGCATTTTAAGGAACAGAGGAATGCTTTACAACGAAGGCAGATTATATAAATTTCTTAATGCAAATTTTGTTAATGATAATTGCTATAACGCTGTAAAAAATATAGCTTGTAACTGTAATAATTGGTCTGATTTTTGGGAGGAAATTAATGAAGTCTGGGACGGTGATTGGTAATGGGAATTTCAAGAATTGTCAATACTGACTTTTGGACAGATGCGAAAGTTATTGACTGTTATTCTCCAGAAGATAAATATTTTTGGCTTTATCTTTTAACTAATCCACAGACTAGACAACTAGGTGTTTATAAACTTCCTAAAAAAATAATGGCATTTCAATTAGGCTACAGCCTTGAAGCAGTGCAAGTATTATTAGACCGTTTTCAAAATAAGTACGAAGCAATTATGTATTCAGACGAAACACAAGAAATTGCTATCTTAAATTATTTAAAGTATTCAATTGTAAAGGGTGGAAAACCTGTTATTGATTGTATTGCTAAAGATATTAGTCAAGTAAAAGATATTGCACTATTAAAAGTAATATATAGAAAAACTCTAAATTTTAATGATGACAGAGATACCATTAACGCAATTAGAGAAATGCTTTCTGTATTTGATAATGATAATGATAATGATAATGATAATGACAATGACAATGACAGTATCGTACCACGATTCGTTGACGATTCGTTGGCGAATCGCAAAAAGCCTAAAATTAAAAGGATTTTCACTGGTGAAGATAAGGAATACTTATTAGCAAAATATCTATCAAAGTGTATTGCTGAAAGATTAGACAAGCCTTTAAGAGATGAAAAGACATTGCAGAGTTGGACAAGTGAATTTAATAAAATGGTTAGGCTTGATAAGTTAGACATAAATGAAATGAAAGATGTTCTAGTTTTTAGTCAAAAGGATGACTTCTGGAAAACAAATATTTTGTCAGCAAGTAAATTCAAAAAGCAGTATTTAACATTACTAGCCAAAATGAAACAAGAAGGTGATTAATTAATGCCAACAATAGAAGAACTGAAATATTTACAATCACAGCCATTAGAAAGAAAGATAAATATTACAATTACAAGAATCATTGAATGGTATCAACGATTTAATGGACAAGTATATGTATCATTTAGCGGTGGTAAGGACAGCACAGTTTTATTAGACCTTGCAAGACGAATTTATCCTGATATAGAAGCAGTATTTATTGATACAGGGCTTGAATATCCAGAGATAAGAGAATTTGTTAAGACTAAAGATAATATTACATGGCTAAGACCTAAGATAAACTTTAAAGAAGTTATTGAGAAGTACGGCTACCCTGTAATTAGTAAAAGAGTGAGCAGACAACTACATGATGTAAAAAAACATGGAAAAAGTTGTTGGGCATGGCGATGTTTTGATGGTGAAGAAAAAGGAAGTTATGAAATGAAGCGATATAAGTATTTGATTGATTCACCTTTTAGAATTTCTGATAAATGTTGTGCCGTAATGAAAAAGGCTCCTGTTAAGGAATACGGAAAGAAAGTCAACAAAAAAGCAGTTATAGGAACAATGACAGACGAAAGTCAACAAAGGCAAACAACTTGGTTACAACAAGGTTGTAATGCTTTCGATAATAAAAACCCTATATCAACTCCAATGAGTTTTTGGACAGAGCAAGATGTTTTACGTTATCTAAAAGAAACGAAAATACCATATGCAAGCATTTACGGAAATATAGTTGCTAAAACAAAGCTGGTTAGCATGGAAGAATTAGAACAGTTAGTAATGGAAGAAGTACCGACAGATTTAATGACAACAGGAGTAAACCGCACAGGATGTATGTTTTGTATGTTTGGTGTTCATTTAGAACAAGAGCCTAACAGATTTCAAAGAATGAAAATAACACATCCGAAGCAATACGATTATTGCATAAGAGAAGAAAATGGCTTAGGACTAGGAAAAGTATTGGACTATATCAATGTTAAGTATTAAGAAGGAAGGTGGTTAATTTGAAAAACACAAATTTAGAACTTGAAAACAGTATAGTAGGAATCTTATTTACATCATTCAACGACACAATAAAGCATTTTGACTTACTAAAATCAGAATATTTTACACAGAAAATAAACCAAGACATAATCGAAAAAGCTAAATTCTGTTATGTTAACAAAGAAGATTTTACAGAGTATACCGCACAAGAACATTTAAAAAACTGCGGATATACAAATCAAATGGTTATTAATCACCTTGTTAGCTGTTCAGAAAATGTAATAACAAAATACGCTTTAAAAAGTAATTTAAACATTCTAAGAGGTTTATATCAAAGACGGAAATTTGAAGAAATTCTAACACAAGAATTAAACAGCACAGAGGAATTAAATTCAAGCATAGAAAAATTACTACAAGGACTTTATGAATTAAAAAACGGAACAAACGACAACAGAAAAGTTAAAACAATGTTTGATGTTTCTCTTGAATACTTAGATTTTTTAACTAACAAAGATGACGGAAATAGATGTGACACAGGTTTTTCGTTGATTGACAGTATGCTAAAAGGAATGTTTAAAGGACAATTAATAGGTTTAGCAGCAAGACCAGGTTGTGGAAAATCAGCTTTTAGCACAGCAATCGGATTGAATGTTGCTAAAAAAGGAAAGACAGTCGTAATGTTTACGCAAGAAATGGAAGCTTACGAAGTCTTTGAAAGAATAATAGCAAATCAATCATATGTGCCAATGGACAACTTAATTGAGAAATT